GGCCCAGACGTATCCGGGCGGGGGCGGGGTGGGGACCTTCGCAGGCCTGGGCACGTCCGCTCCTTCCTATGTAGGGGATGCTTCTGCGTCGCGGTGACATGATTCTGGTGACACGGGGGGCATAAAGAGCACCAGCACGGCGACACCGAGTGCCTCCGCGACGCGATGCGCTTCCATGACATCCAGGTCGGCGAGCTCACCTTTGGCCAAGCGGCCTATTTGCGAGCGGGAGACTCCGCTGGCTTCGGCGAGGGTTCGCACAGAGTGAGGGACGCCCCGACCTGGGGTTTTCATGGTTTTTCTGAAGTACTCCAGATCCCTCAGGACGTAGCGCACTCTCAATGGTTCCCCCCGGTTCAGAGGTGCCTTTCAACACCCTTGAGTTAACCGTACCCATGTCAGTCTGTCAACAGATTCATGTCAGAGGTGGGGCGACTCTCGGCAAAGTTCTTGGCTAGATAGCATTGATCTGTGGACGATGCGTCCCAGATCCGGAAAGGTTGTAGCGACTGACCTGCTAATTTTCCGACGCACGCATCCCCGGATAGAGACAGTCGGTGCTGAAGTGCCACGAGAGGAAAACCAGGACATGACGGCTGCGGCCACCGCCCCTGACCAAGGCACGGCCCACCCCACTCCGAACCGCGCCCTCTCCCGCCTCATCCAGGAGGTCAACGCCAAAGGCATCACCTTCCAGGAGATGGAAGACCGCGGCCTCAAGGAGACAGGCACCCGACTGCCGCGGCAGTGGTACCAGAAGCTGACGAAAAATCCGCCCGTGAACCCACCCTCACTCGCGCAGATGAAAGTCATCGCAGCAGGTACCGGGAAGCCGCTGAGCCGCATCAAGGAAGCCGTCGCCGAGCAGTGGCTGGAGTACGAGGCCACAGAGCTCGCCGGCTACGACGAAGAGGTCCGCATCATCGTCGGCCACCTCGCGGGCAAGTCGAAGGCGGACGTCCGGCGCTGGCGGATGATGATCGAGGCCGAGGAGCGGGCGCGCCGCGAGTCGGACGACTAGCACACCTAACCCCGCTGTCCAGACATCGGATCGGGAATGTCCGTAAGTAGACATTCCCGTAACCGATTGTCGGCGGCAAGCAGCAGTCGTACTCTTCCACAACCGTGCACTTTCGGCCGCTCGTGGCCTAGGTGCACCGATTTGCGGGGAGGGCGTCATGCTGCGAGTCGTGTACGAAGCCGTTGACAGCATCGAGGGTGGCAAGCTCGCTGACATCAGCGAGCAGCGCGGCGGAACGCGAGTGCGCGTCGCCAGAGGGCAAGACGTCCAGGGCTACGCGCGCGCCCTGAACGAAGAGATGTCCCGCTTCCTGGACCAGTCCAGCTGGTTCCAGCTGTGGCGCGACGAGGTCATATCCCGTAGCGGCGGCACGATTCAGCTGGACGTGATCTTCACCATTCACGACCTGCCTCCCGGCGCCTTCGTCGCCATCCAGGAGTCCAAGGGGCTCGTCGACATCCGCATCGAACGCAGCGCCACCGTCGACCAGTTCGTGGCCTCTGCCAACCCGACCATCAAGCAGTTCCTCGCCGGGAAACAGTGGTTCCAGTTGTGGGAGGGCGAGATCGTCGACATGGACTCGCACTAGGGGGACGGCGATGCCCGGATACATCGAGGACCGGTGGTACAAGAAGGGGGCCGACGGGAAGCGGAACGTTCCCACCGATCGGCACGGGCAGGGCAAGCGGTACAAGGTCACCGGCATCCCCGGTGTGCGCTCCCGGTCCTTCCCTGACGGCAAGCTGGCCGTGGCGAAGAAGTGGCTCGCTGACGCTCAGACCGACAGTGGCCGGGGCGAATGGTATGACCCACGTGCCGGGTCCATCACCCTCGACGAGTACGTGCGCAAGCACTGGTGGCCGCACGTGCGCTACCCGCCGACCACCAAGGCCTCCGTGAAGTCGAGGGTGTTCAACCACATTCTGCCGCACATCGGCGGCCAGCCCCTCAACCGCATCGGCTTCGAAGAGATCGGGGCGTGGGTGACGCGGGCGGAGGAGAATATCGACGTAGGAACGCTGTCTGTGACGTGGACACACTTCGCCACGATCATGCAGGCTGCCCACAAGGCGAAGCGCATCCCGTTGAACCCGTTTCGTGACGAGGACCTGAAGGCGCCGAGGGTCCCGGAGTCGAAGGCTCTCGCCTGGAGCCAGGACACGGTTGCCGCGGTACGGGCCGCGCTGGACGAGCGGTACCGCATCCTCGTGACGCTGACGGGTGCGGCCGGCCTCCGCCAAGGGGAGGCGTTCGCGTTCTCGCCGGACGACATTGACGGCGACGACCTGGTCATCAAACGGCAGATCGTCAAGGTGTCGGGCCATTTCGCGTTCTCGCCGCCCAAGCGGCGGAAGGAACGCCGCGCCCCGTGCCCGCCTGAGTTGGCGGAGGCCATCCGCCTGTACATGAAGGAGTTTCCCCCGGTCGAGGTGACCTTGCCGTGGGTGGACCCGGACCGGCCCAATCTGTCGTGGGAGGATCGCCCGGTGCGGACGGTGCGCTTGCTCGTCACCACGCGCCACGCCGACAGCGTCCGAGGCGGGGCCCTCAGCCGGGATACGTTCAACGAGTGCCAGTGGAAGCCGGCTCTGCGGGACGCCGGGCTTATTCCAGCCCCAGAGGTCGAGTGGGTGGAGCCGAAGCGCGGCGGGAAGCCCTGGCGGCGGGAGAAGTGGAGCATGCCGCGAGAGTTCGGCTTCCACGTGCTGAGGCACACTTTCGCTAGCGTGGTCCTGGCGGAGGGTGAGACGATTACGAAGCTGGCCGAGTGGCTGGGACACAGTGATCCGGCGTTCACGCTGCGGACCTACGTGCACTTCATGCCGAAGGCGGGGAACCGTGCGCGGGCGGCGTTGGGGAGTTTCATCTCCGAGCCTCCTGCCGACGCGGACTCCCCGGAAGGCGCTTCTGAAATAGATCTCCCCAAATCCTCCCCAGAGATCATCGAGGGTGATGCGTGATGGACCCGCACGAGAGGGCCGGCGGACCCATCACTGGTCGTGCTTCTCTTCTTTTCCCAGCTCAGGGAGTTCAGGGAGTGGCGACTGTGGGCCGTGGCGCGGTCGTCATCCCGCTCCCGATGTGGAAGCTCGGGTGCGGTGGTTGGTTGTAGGCGGTGTTCTGCCAGGCCAGGGCGGTGCGGTACTGGGTGTCCTGGAGATCAACTCCCCAGTGGGCCCTGACCAGCGACTTTCGAGTTCCTTTGAAGTCCTGCGTGTTCCCTTGACCTAACATCCCACCCCTCCCCATTCACTCCCCAGGGCGCTACGCTCCCCAGATCCTCCCCAGCAGATAGGTGCTTGCCCGCCCTCTAGGCGAGCGAGCACCTAGCTCAGCGCTTCGCCGGCGTGTCCCGGCTCATACTTCACCCCGGCCTTGCGCGCGGCTTCTTCCCGTCTGGCTTCCATGGTGATGATGCAGTCCTGACAGGCGCGGACCTGGTACTCGCCGTTCGCGCGAGGGCGGATCGTTTTGACCACCGTGGTTGCCATTTCGCCGAGGCTCGGATGGCGGAAGCAGGCGCCCTGATCCCAGTCGTAGAGGGCGAGGAGCTTCTCGCGGTCCATGTCCGTCTCCCGATGGATCGGTTGGGGGGTGTGCATGTCGGGGTGATGGGCTAGTTCCCCGCCAGCCTCCTGAGAAGCGCAGGCGGGGTCGCGTTCACCAGGCACGGCGAACGCGTATTCGAATTGATCAAACTACCTCTTGCCCTGCGGCATATGCCAGGGCCGCAGGGTCGGCGAGGCTGCGCATGGACAGGCGCGGAGTCCGAGCACCTAGGGAGCGCCAAGTGCCTGGCACTCAATGCATGATCAAATAATGCCGCAAATCTGCTGCTGACTTATGATCATGGTCGGTAAACGGTTGAGCGCGTGCCACCCGCCGACCAACAGCAATGGATCACCGACGCCCTCAGGGCGACCGGCGACCGCATCCGCGTCCGGCGACTGCACGAGAACATGACCCAGGAGAGCCTCGCCCACCTTGCGGGCATCGACCGGTCGACCCTCCAGCGCATGGAGGCCGGCAAGGAGATGAAGCTCAGCCATCTCCTTCGAGTCGCGCATCCACGTCACTGACCTCCTCCACTGAAGCCCAAGAGGTGTCAGTCGCGCTTGGGGGCGCAGCGACTGGGTGTTGATGTTCAGCATTGAAGTGCATATATCTGCCGCGCGGAAGGAGTCTGCGGGACATATGCCAGCGTTCGCTTCACACGGGGTGCGAATTGATCACTCCTGGTAGAAGTGCTGGCCAGGGCCGGAAACGGGCTGTGCCTGACTGATCACCTACGCGATCCAGCGTGGGGCCGCCTACGCGCCCGCCACTCTCCGGACCGCCTCCCCGGCGAGGTGCTCCCAGCGGCCACGCAGGGTGCCCGCGGTCACGCACGGGCCGGCGTCAATGTCGCGACAGGTATCGCACGCCAGCTGATGGCAGGCCCAGGCGCCGTAGGCCTCCTGGACCGGCGAAAGGCCACCACGACCCACGATCGGTCGCGGCCTATCCGTTTCGGGTGGCGGGTTCGTAGGCTCGTCCACGTCGACGGCTCCTTCGTCGGCCATGCCCCCGGGCCGGTCACGCGGTCGCGGGGGTACTGTCGCCGCAGGTCTACTGCGGTCTACCGCACTGTACTGCGGTCGCGCAGTGTACTGCGGCTATCTAGCGTCAACTCCGTGAGCATTGATCTTGACCGGACGAGGCCGATCTGGCGGCAGGTGGCCGCTGTCATCGTGGAGCGCATCGAGGACGGCACTTACCCGGCGGGCGCGCGGGTGCCCTCGGTCGTGGACCTCTCGGCCGAGTTCGGAGTGGCCGCATCGACGGCACAGAAGGTGCTCGCTCACCTGAAATCGGAGGGCCTGGTGCGGGCCGAGGTCGGGCTGGGCACCTTCGTTGAGGATCGCGCCGGCGACTGACGATTGTCGTACCCGCCGCCTAGAATCGCGGCCATGATCCCCACTCCCCCGCCCTCCGGTTCCCTGCGGTCCGCCGCTGTGGTGAACCAGGAGATCCGGGAGCTTCTCATCGAGACGGGCGGCTGGCTGTACGGGCCGTCGCGGGCCCGGTATGAGGTGCTGGTCGCGGAGTGGACGCGGGCCGAGCAGGCGGAGTCGCTGCGCGATGGGATCGTGCAGGCGGCGTAGCATCCTGCGGTGGCTATCGAACTCCCCGATGATCTGATCGCGCTGGAACGTTCCGCCTGGACTGAGATCCAGGCCGGGGCGCTGACCGTGGAAACCGCGCAGGCCGTGCAGGGGCGGATCACGGCGTTCGCCTCGGAGTCCGGGGAGTCGCGACTCGCCGTCGAGACCGAGCTGAAGAAGCAGGTACGGCACCCGGAACCTGAGGCGTCCTGACCTGACTCACCGGCCAGGACGGCTCATGACGCAGAGCACCCGCCCTGGCGGCACTCACGCCAGCGCCTCCCACCACAGCCACGCGATGCCGCCGACCATGCCGAGCCCGCTCGCGATCCACACGGTGACCATGAACGCCTGGAAGAGCCCGTATCCGACGCCGTACCAATGCCAGTACTGCCGCCAAGCGTTCACGGTGCCCTCCAGGATCCGAGCACCCCACCTCCTGCATCAGGGAGGTGGGGCGGCAGCGCTGCAGCCACAGCGCGGATAGATGACCTCAGGCTAGCGGCGAGCACCGACAACGGCGGGTCATCGCCGTCCGTCGCTCAAGCTCCGCGCTTCTTCGCTGTCACCTTCTTCGCCGGGGTCTTCTTGGCGGTCGTCTTCTTCGCTGTTTTCCTCGGCTTCATCTCGTGCACTGTCGCCTCCCCGCCGACCTCGCCGCGGCCCTCCTGCGCACGCTGCACCGACTGCTCCAGCGCGGCCATGAGGTCCACGACCTTCCCGGCCGGCTCCTCATCGGGCGCCCGCGGCGGCCGCTTGCCCTCGGCCTTGGCGTGTATGACTTCCTCCAAGGCCGCCGTGTAGCGGTCGGTGGCCCAGTCCTGGCCGGTGATGTCGTCGACGGTCATGGATTCGATGAGGAGGGTGGCCTGCTGGATCTCTTCTTCGGTCAGGTCCATCGGTGCGGGCGTGATCGAGTCTGGGCTGCGGACCTCGTCGCCCCACTTCATGGCGTGCAGGATGATGACGTCGTCGCGGACACGTAGGAGGCCGAGGCGTTCGCGACCGTGCCAGGCGAACTTGGCGATGGCGACCTTGCTGTTGCGGGCGAGGGCTTTGCGGAGCAGCGTGTAGGGCTTAGCGGATACCTGGCCGTCGCCCTGGAGGTAGTAGCCGTCGCTGATCCGCACGGGGTCGATCGACTCGGCGGGGACGAACGCAACGATCTCGATCGCCTTCGCGGTGGGGAGCGGTATGTCGTCCAGCTCCTGGTCGGCGATGGCGACGACCGTGTCCTTGTTGACCTCGTAGCCCTTGCCGATCTCCGCGTTCGTGACTTCGCGGTCTTCCAGCTCGCAGATCTTCTTGGTGCGGACTCGGCCCATGTCCTCCAGGTGGTACTGGTGGAAGCGGATCGAGTGGTTCTCGGTCGCGGGGAGCACTTTGATCGGGATGGTGACCAGGCCGAAGCTGATGGCGCCGGACCAGACGGGGCGGGGCATGGCGGTACCTCCATGGACGGGCCCGAGAAGGCCAGCCTAGGAAGGGATGCCACAGGCCGCACGCCCGCCCGTGCCCGCAGGCTGAAGCGGCTTACACTCGAACATGTGAACGACCGAGCTCCGCTTACCCACCTTGACCTGCTGCGCTTCCTGGAACGCGTACAGATCGGCGACCTGGAGCGCACCCGCCGCGGTCGGCCGGATGGGCGAGCGCCGCGGGCGTTCATCTCCGACCACCGGCAGGCTGGCCTTATGGCTTCTGAGCGCCCGGTCGTCGTGTACCCGCCCGATGAAGACGGTGGCCGGCGCGTGCGCGTCGACGGACAGATCTCCGGGCGGGCGTACAGCGTCCGCGACATCGCGGCATTCCTACAGGAGGCCGGGCTGCAGGAGTACGACGAGATGGACGTGGTCCGCTCGTCGCTCATCGAATGGCGCGGGGGCGGAGCGGACGTGTGGGTGCAGTGAGCCTACGGTATCCGGCTGCTGTCAACCGGGGTCCCCTGCAGGTCACAGAAGTGTCACCCAGCACCCAAACCGTCCACGCACCCCGCGCAACCGGAATAGCTTCGAGCCCTTTCCATCCTTGAGGGGGGCATCGTGGCCAATCCGTATCCCGCACCGCCAGCAGGTCGATCTGCGCCGAAGTGGGCGCGCAAACGCTTCGTAATCCCAGGCGTCGGCCTGGCCTTCTTCATCGGTCTGGCAGCAGGGCTCGGCGACGACGGCAGCACCACAACCAAGGCCGCAGCGAAGGAGGCGCGGCCGACTGCCACAGTTACAGCAACCGCCACCAAGACGATCAAGCCGAAGCCTGCGCCCACAGTCACCAAGACCGTCAAGGCGACGAAGACCGTGAAGGTCACCGTTACCCCACGCCCCCAACCCGCAGCAGGCTCCGACGACACCAGCTCTGGCTCTGGCAGCAGCGACACGGGCAGCAGCGCCACCTACTACGGGAACTGCACGGAAGCCCGCGCCGCTGGCGCCGCACCCATCCACCGCGGCCAACCCGGATACGGCCGCCACCTCGACCGAGACGGGGACGGCGTCGGCTGCGACACCTGACCCCAGCAGTTGCAAGCCCGCCGCGACGGGGGGACGCGGCGGGCCTGCACCAGTCTGGCACTACTGCTTCCCTGGACGGGCGCCTTCCGTCTAGTGATCTGGTGGCAACCGCAGTCCGCAACCGCCCTCGGAGTCCTTCGGGACGCTCGGTAGCCACACCTGAAATCGGAGGGGACATGAGCGACGCCGCCTGGGGGTGACCCCATACACCACCACATTCCCGGGGCCAGACGGCGCGGGGGCATTGACGTGCTCAGGGAACCCCCCGTGACGCGCTGACCGTCACGTCGCGGAGGATGGCAGCCTTGGTGCCTGTGCTCAGCACGCTGGCGTGGAGGCGAGCTTTCCTGGTCGACTCCCACAGCAGGTCTTTGATCCGCTGTATCGCCACGTCGTCCGGCAAGTCGGGGTCAGCCTCCAGCTCTGCGAGCAACGTCGCGAACTCCGGAACCTGCTTGAGTGCCGTGTACCAGTCTGCGAAGTCCTCGATTTCCTTGCTGCCGCGCTCCGGACGTTCCGCGACCCAGCGGGCCATCTCGCTCGGGTCTGGCCAGTCCGGCGAGTCGCCGTGGCAGGGAGCGCACAGCAGAATGACGTTCGAGGCGTTATCGGAGCCGCCGAGACTGGAGGGGACGATGTGGGCCCGCTCCAACGTGGCTCGCTCCCAGCTCATCCTCGCGGTCGCCTTCATCCAGCGTTCCGAGTGCCAGCCGCACGCGAAGCAGCACGGTGAGCTGAGGTCTTGGAGCAGCGGGGCGAACTGCTCTTGGTTCGCGCTGGCGATCCAGTGCTCAGCGAGCTGCCATTTCGTGGGGACGCTCACGCCTCGATCACCTGCTCTGTCTGCTGGATGTCGTAATCGCGCAGGGCTTGGGAGATAGCGCCGATGCTGGGGTTCTTTCCCTTGTTCTTGCCGTCGGTGATGCGGAGGTGGGGCTGGATCTGCTTGAGGCTGAAGCCCTTCTCCCGCAGAGCTGCGGCTTGCACGACGAGAGCTTCGGTCATGACGGGGCGCCGACCACCGACGCGCCCTCGACTCCGAGCAGCCTCGAGGCCGTTTTTCGTCTTCTTGACGATGTCGCGGCGGCGCTCCGAGGCGAGGACGAGGGCGAGTTCAAGGAGGAGGTTCATCTCGCTGTGTTCGCCGGCGCCGATGCCTTCGAGCACCTTGACGGCGATGCCGCGCTCGAAGAGTTCGGCGAGGGTCAGGAGACCGGTGAGTGTGTCTCGGCCGAGGCGGTCGACCTCCTGCACGGTGAGCATGTCGCCTTCGCGGACGTACTCGAGGGCGGCGCTGAGGGCGGGGCGGTCGTCGACCGCGAGCTTGCCGGAGATCTTCTCTTCGAAGACTTTGATGCAGATCGGGTCGAGTGCGTCGTGCTGACGATCGACGTTCTGCTTGTCGGTGGAAACTCGGACGAGTCCGACCAGCGCCATGCAGCCTCTTTTCATCTAAGGGTGCGGGGTAGGTAGTTGAACGCTACCGATTGATGAACCCTTTGATGAACGGTGCGAGGCGTACTACGCCAGAACTACGCTCCCTGTAGCGGCGGTTCATGAAACGACCGTTTGATGAAGGGCGAGTTCGGCGATCAGATACAGAGAAGCGCCCCGCTCCCCTGCCGAAGCAGGAGGGCGGGGCAGCGTCACTTCGCGTCGGGTTTCTTCTTCGCCTTCAACCAGCGCGTCACCGCATCCACCGTCGCCGAGTCCAGTGACGCGAGCGCCTGCACGGCCGCGCGGTCGGTTTCCGAGGGCTCGACACCTGCTTCGGCCAGCGCGTCGGTGAGGGCGCGCTTCTCCGCTTCGTCCGCGGGGTCAGGCCGTTGCCCGCCGGGTGGTACCCGATCCGGCGGCGGGCCCGGGGTCGGCTGCGGTTCGATGAGGCCCAGCTGTACGAGGGACGCCGAGTCGCCGGCGCACTCGTCCACGCGGCGCGTGACTGCGCGAGGTTCCGGCATGGGGGCTCCCTACCTGTATTGGCGGCGCTGCGGATCGAGAGCCGCCTGCGGCGTCGGTGGGTCATCCGTGGGGTCGGGTTGCGGTGCCCCGCTACGGCGGCACACAAGCGCGTCCGGATCGTCGGCGGGCACCTGGAGGCTGTACCCGTCCGGACACGACGGCCCGGCGGGACCGCGCTCACCGTCGGTGCCGTCCTTCCCCGGCGGACCCGCCGGGCCTTCGGGACCGGCTGGGCCGGGCTCGCCCTGCGGTCCGGGCGGGCCCGCAGCGCCGTCCGCGCCCGGAGCGCCGTCCTCGCCATCGGCTCCAGGTTCCCCACCCGCACCGTCGGCTCCCTTCATTCCTTCAGCGCCGTCCTCTCCGGCCGGGCCCGACTTCCCGGCTTCTCCAGGTGGACCCGACTCTCCCCGTTCTCCACGCTCACCCTGAGGACCGCGGGGGCCGGTGACAGACTCCCCGCGGGAGCCTGGTGGGCCCGCCACGGGTTTCCCGCCGAGCCGCTCGACCTGCGCGGCCAGCGCGTCCCTCGCCTGATTGGCGGTGCGCAGGTCGTGGCTGAGCTGCTGCATGGTGATGACGACCCATGCCAGCGCGGCAAGGCAGGCGACCGCGGCCAGGGCGAACCATAGATCAGCGCGGCGTCGCGCCTTAGCCGGCGAGGTGTGAGCCCTCACGCGCCCGCTCCCCTCGTCGAGAGGTACACCTGCAGCAGCACGATGAGCACAGGAACGATCAGGCCCGTCAGGATGAGGCGCCGGTCGGCACGCCGCTGGTCCTCGACTCGGCGTCGCTCCAGCTCGTCGTCGCGTATCTCCTGCACTCGCTCCGTCTCGATGGCGGTTACGCGCTCGATCAGTTGACGGTGTACTTCGTCGGCGCCGCGGCGCTCCAGCTCGTATCGCTCGACTGACACCTTCTTTTCGAGCCGTGCACCGTACTCGCGGAGGTCTTCCTTGAGGTCTGCGTGGATGGCCTCAAGGCGCCGGGCGACCTCGCCGAGGGTCGGCTCGTCGGCCACGTGCTGCTCCGATCAGGCTGCTGTCGGCCTGGCGGGTGCCGCCGGGGAGACCTGGCCGCGGGTGAGCAGGCCGAGCACGGCGAGTACGACGGCGTTCAGAGCACCGACGGTCTCTTGCGAGACGTCGAGTCCGTAGGCGGCGAGGAGCGCGACCGCAGCAGCAACGAGTCCGGTGAACGCCGACGGGGCGATTGGCCGGGTGATGGCCGCGGTGGCTGCGGCGAACACCGCGGAGATGACGGCGACGATCGTGGCAGCCTGCTCTGCGGACAGTCCGTCGAAGCCGAAGCTGACGAGCAGGGATAGGGCTGCCGACACGGTTGCGATGATGAGGGCAGGCTCGCGGCCGAAGATTCGCATGGGGCTACCTCACTTCTTGGGGAGCTTGAGGGTCTGGCCGGCGCGGATGTCGTCGGCGTCGACCAGATCGTTGAGCTGGGCTATGTCGCGCCAGCGGTTGCCGTCGCGGAGCTTGGAGGCGGCGATCGACCAGAGGGTGTCGCCCTTGCTGACCGTGTACACGGTGGTCGGCTTGAGGCGGTCGCGGATCTGTCCGCGCATCCAGTCCATACCGAAGCCGCGCGGGTCGACCTTGCCGGGCTGCCACTCCAGGTGGCCGATGACGGAGCGCTCCGTCCAGCCGTGGTGGCGGCAGATCGCCGCGGACACGCGCTCGATCGCCTCCAGCTGGGCGGCTGGCCACGGGTCTTTGCCGTCGCCAAGGTTCTCGCACTCGAAGCCGTAGAAGTGCCGGTTGCCGTCGGTGCTGGTCTCGTTGTCGGCGGGCAGCTTCTGCTCGGCGATGACGGCCTGGAGGACGTCGTCGTCGCCCATCCCTGCGTGGTTCGTGCGGCCGTAGCCGACGAGGTGGACCCTGCCGTCCTTCGTGATGACGCCGTGGCAGAGCGGGCCCGGCAGACTGCTGTACCCGTCACGGCAGATCTCGACGGTGCGCTTGCTGCCCGAGGTGACGGTGTGGTGGATCATCACGCCGTGCACCGGCCCCCACGGTCCCTTGTGGTTGCGGTTGTGGGTCTTCCATCCGGAGACCTCGACGACCGTCACGCCTTCAGCGCGCAGGATCGAGGCAAACGTGGACGCTGAAGGTGCGGTGGCCATGTTCGGCCCCCTCTCTAGTAGTCCCAAGTCATTGCGCTGAACTGGGCGTGTTCGAGTGGCCAGGGCTGGTCGTGGTCGTGCCAGACCTCGACACCGACGTGCTGGTTGGCCTGGCCGGCGAAGGTCCAGCTGGTGGTCTCCCAGCTGCGGCCAGGGGTTGCGAGGTGGTCGGCGGCTCCGGTGTCGTCACGGATGCCGTGCGGGTCGCGGATGAAGCGGCTCATGAACTGCCGCGGCCTAACGTCACCTTCGGGGATGTTGAGGGCGGCCCAGCGGAGGTTGCGAAACCACAGGAAGTCCCCGTCGAACGGCGGCATGATCGTGGTCAAACTGCGGGCCATGCTCCGGTCGTTGCTGAGCACTCGCTCATAGGTGACGAGCGTCCACGTCTCCGGTGGGATGAGCTGCGGCTTTTCACCGCGGTAGAGCTTGCAGACGGTGGCCATGACGCCTCCTACAGGCTGACGGTGACTCCGTTGAAACCGATCCACGGAGGCTTCACTGACGTCCCGGTGCCGAAGACTTCGAGGTAGCCGTTTGTCTGCACGTCGAGCTTCAGCGCGATGCGGTCCGAGGAGACGTCGCTGCACGGGATGAGGACCGTGCGCAGCGTCGACGGCCGCACCGTGGTGGGCAGAGCGACGGAGTTGATGACGTAGCTCGACGCTGGGCTGCTGGGCCATGAGGAGCGTTCGACCGCCCCGCGGAACTGGAGCGACTCCTCGCCGCTGATGTTCAGCAGCCGGTACTGGAGCGACCCGTTGCTGTTGCCGTTTTGCGAGAACCCGGACGCCAGGCTGATGGTCGTCCAAGAAGTCGCGCCGACGGACAGGGCCACCCACGTCCCGTTGATGCGGGCGTCCAGGCGCTTGATGTCCTGGAGGTAGGTGACCATGCCGTCGACCGGCGCCGCCGCCCCGACGAGGGTCGCGCCACGGGTCGAGGCTGACGTGAAGCGCATGACCGCGCGCGGGATCAGCCCTGCGGCGAGTGTGCCGAGTTGGCTGGGCAGATCGGGGGCGTCGGTGAGCGCGGGGAGGCTGATGCTCTGCCCATAGGCATCGGTTGTCGGCACGTGGCCTCCTAGCTGAGGGGGTAGCGGATGCCCTTGAGGGAGAGCCAGGTCGTCTCGGTGTCTCCGGCGGCGGCGGACACGAGCTGGACGGTGCCGTCCGTGTCAAAGTCGCACTTCAGCGAATGGACAACGCTCGTCGAGTTGGCGACACCTGTGATCGAGGTGGCGTTACGGGCGATCACGAAAGAAGCGCGGGCAACGGGCCGGAACGTCGACGCGAGCGCGGCGGACAGGATGTTCGAGGTCTGCGCCCCGGTGGCACGGGTGGCGCCGCCGTCCCACTCCATCCACCAGCCGCCCTGATGGACGATCCTGCGGTAGCGGATGGGCCCGTTGTTGTTGCCCTGGCTGCTGGTGTTGCCTTGGGTGTAGCCGGTGCCGAGCGTCGCCGTCGTCCAGCCGGGGTCGCCGGAGCTGAGTCGGCCGAGAGCGATCCAGTTGCCGTTGCTCGACTGGGAGATGACCGCGATGTCGCCGACGAGGGGCATCGTGTACGTGTCCATGCGGCGGCAGACCACGCCGTCGGCGGTAACCGTGGTGGCCGCGACGGCGGTCACGGTCGCGGTGCGCCAGTCCGCACCACGTACCGACGGCGACCGCTCCCCCGCCTTCTTCGCGGACTGCTGTACCGCCCAGGCCAGGTCACGGGTAGAAGCGTGTGCGGAATTCACGCGTCCTCCTTCGCGGAGATCGTCGTGATCGGGAAGTCGCCCCCCTCGTCGAGCGGCACGGAAAACGAGGCGACCTGATGGAGCTCGCGGGTGCCGTCCGGGTGTGTGACGCGCAAGACATCGCCCGGTTCGAGCGCCGGGTTCGGCAGCGACGAGATGTCACCGCTGGCGTTGGGTGCCTTGGCCTTGGCGAGTTCCAGGCCGGCGGCCTGCGTGCACGCGTTGACGGTGGTCAGCGTTGAGGAGCTGTAGAACTTCGGGCGGCGGCCGAACGGTCCACCCCAATACGTGGGGCTCCCGGTGTCGTCGTCGACGACGAGCGCGGCGACCGGGGGCGCGTTGTCGCTGGTGTTCTCGCCGCGTGCGAGCACACCGTTGTACACGGCGTCCGATGTCATGGCGCGGTTGCCGGATATGTAGGCGCCGCTCTCGCTCGCCTCGATGGCCCAGACCGGCTCGGTGGTCAGCAGGTCAGGCAGTGTGGCGATCACGAAGACTCCGTCGGCGTTCGTGTAGACCTCCGCGCCGGCTGCGGCAGCGATCTCCTGTGCGCCCGCCCATGGGTCCGCCTCGACATCGAACGTGCGGCTGCCGATAGGGGTATCGGTGATGGTGGATATGACGTCGGCGTCCGGGATGGACCGCTGGATGAGTGCGGTGACGGCGCCGACGACGGTGCCGGTGGCCCGGTAGGGCTCGGTGAGCTTGTCGTCGGCGACGCACGCTTCCAGGCTTTTGCCTTGGAGGTTGACGGGCCCGTCGGTGACGTCGCCGTCAACCGAGTCGAGCCGGAACACGCCGACGGGCACCAGTTCGCTGCTGCCGTCGCCGTACTCGACGCCGCGGGCGATGCGGAGCCGTGCCCCGTAGGTCGCCAACTTGTCGGTGGGGGTGCGCGGGATGAGGGCTGGGTCCGGGCAGGTGACGGTGCATGTGCGGCGGATGGCCTGCCCGCGGTCGACGGTGACCGAGCCGCCTGTGTGGTCCAGGTCGACGACGCGGCCGTCGGTCAGGAACAGTTGGACGCGCGTGGCGACTCGGTGGGATTCGGTGAGGCGGGTCAGGAATCGTTCGGACACGGGGTACATGGCGTCACCCCGTTCTGCGGTCCAGGAGCAGATCCTCGGTGGTGGCGTAGACGGGCAGCAGGTCCGCCCACGTCGCGAACTCGGCGACGATGTCCTGCCAGGTGTGGCCCGCTGAGCCGTTAACGCCGGTCGTGACGGGCATGTCCGCCTCGGTCAGTGGCAGGGTCCATGCCCGCCACGGTTCCTGTGCGGTGCCGCCGGTGCGGGCTTCGGTGGCCTGGCCGACGCTGACGTACATGTCGGTGACGCCCATGCCGGGAACGGCCTGCCAGAGCAGCACGTTTCCGGAGTTGAGCAGGAGGTGCAGGGCGAGACGCTCGCTGTCGGAGCGGGTCCAGATCGACAGATCGCCTTCGAGGCCTTGCCGCCGCCCAGACAAAATGACCTTGTTGCGGCGCCCCTTGACGACATAGGCCGTCTGCTCGATGGGGCGTGTCCAGTCCGGCGCCGACTGCACCATCACCCGCAGATTGCGCTGCGGGTTGCCGGGGTCCTTCAGCCACGCCTCCTGCGCGTCGGCGAGGATGACCTGCACCAGGTCCGAGCTTCGGGAGGAGGCGTATGCGCCTGCCGCATCGTAGAACTGCAGGCGGTATCGGACCGGAGTGTTCATCGGTGCTTCGTGGTCTTCGATCACCATCAGGTCGGACGTGATCGGCTGGCGGTCGATGAGTCCTGCGGGGCCGCGCACGAGTGTCCCGATGCTGTCCGGTGTCTCCCGGTACAGGCTGAGCCGATGGTCGACGGGCAGTTCCCGCAGGGTGAGGGTGATGTAGCCGCCGTCGGTGTCCGCGGTGGCGATGGTCTGCGGCAGCACCTGCCAGAGGAGGGCCTTGTCGACGTGCAGCACGCTGTTGGCAGCTGACGCGGTAGCCGTAAGTTCGATCGCGGCCTGAGTGGCGTTGGCTGGGGCTGCAGCGTCGGTGGGCATGGCGTACCAGGCTGCGGCGCCCGGCACGGTCCAGGTGGTGCCGCTACTGGCGCCCAGGTCGACGTTGGCGGCGTCGTACCAGCGCAGTTTGACGTTGACCGACGTCCAGGACCCGGCGCCTGGGCGAGCGGCGATCTGGGCGCGCCAGTTCAGGCCTGCGCCGCCCGGCGTCGGGAATCGTGCTGATCGGATCACGCTAGCCGTGGCGGTGGCCGAGGTGATGGCCATGGAATAGCTGCCGTCCAGGGCGACCACGCCCCACGGGGTGGAGCGGGCCAGGGTGGCTGCCCCTGAGACTGTCGCCCATCCCCCGAGGCCCTGCTCCATCGAGCCATCGGCATACGGGACGACGGTGCCCGACTGGAGCGAGGGTGCGACGGAGATGACGACCGTCTCCAGCCGCAGCACCTGGCCCGCGCTCGCCCCGGTCAGCCCTGCGGCGGCACTAGCCGTGGCCGCATTGGCAGGGGCGACCATAGATGCGATCTGCCGGTACATGCCCGTCCCCGGCGCCGCGAGCGTGGAGCGCTGCGCCGCGATCTGCGTGCCGGTGCTGTCGTAGAAGCGCAGCTCAATCCACGCCTGGGCCGCAGCCGCGGGCGGCTGGAGATAGGCGTGAGCGGCGTACTCGACACCAGGGCTGGCGCTGGGCCGCCCGACGGCGAGCGCGGACGCGTTACCCGCCACGACCGCCGTGATAGCCAGCGTGCTCCCGCCGGCGAGGTAGTTGTCGACGGCCCACTGCACGACGGGCGCCTGACGGGAGACCGTCGCGTTGGTCTCGGCCGCCCAGCCGCTGGCGTCGATCTCCATGGACTCGGTGCCGAATCCGAAGAGATTGCCGCTCGTGCGGATCGGCAGACCGAGGTAGACGTTCTCCCAGTAGTGGCTGACATTCCCCGCCGTCTCGGTGGAGGACAGCAGCACCTGGGCCGTGGCGCCGCCGACCGGAGCGGCGCCTGCGACGCCGACCCGGTGCCACGACGAAGAGGCGGCTGCTGTGGTCAGAGACCACGTAATGCCGATCTCGGTGCCCGCCGAATTCAGCCAGCGGATGCCGATCCTCTCGGGCACCGCGCCTGCCGAGTCCGCGAACACTTGGTAGACGGTGCCGACGACGACCGGGTAGGAGGAGACGGTGCGGGCCTGGACCTCTCCCGACAGCAGGGACTTGGTGACCAGGACACCGTCCCCGTTCCGCCCTCCGGTCCCCTTCACAAGAGGACCGCAGTTGGACTTCATCGTCCACCCGCTGGTGTTCGGGTCGATGGACTCCGTCGTCGGGCTGAGGAAGTTCCCGGGAATCGGCAAGGTGACCTCCTCAGCCAGCGTTGAGCATTCCGATCAGCTCGCCCTGAGCGGTACGGACCTCGGTACGGGCAATGTCGGTGATCTCGCGGTCGCCGACGTACACGGACACGTGCAGGTCACCGATGCCCCTGCTGCCGGTGGCGGCGGTGAGCGTGTCCCACTGCCCGCCCGTCAGTACCGGCTCCGGGCGTCCGGTGCCGTTGTAGGCGAGGTTGAGGCCGGGTTGGAGCATTCCGCCGGAGTCGTACCAGTGCGGGCTCCTGGACTGCCATTTCGCCCAGGCCTTGGCTGGACTGCCGTAGTCCGGGCGGTCCTTGATGTAGCCCATGCCCCAGCGGATCTGCGTTTTGGCGTTGGTGCGCCAGTCCGCGCCCGCCGACCTCATCTTGTTGGCAGGGAGGGATTGCGGGATGCCGTAGGCCCCGGAGCTGGGGTTTTTGGCGTTCCAGCGCCAGGCGGACTCGTGATGCCACAGGTTCTTGAGTGGTCCGAACTGGCTCCGGCCCCAGCCGTAGCGGCCGAGGATGGACTTGGCGTAGCGCTGTGCGGCGCCGACAGCTTGGGCGAGGAAGCCGCCCCCGCCTGTCAGGTAGGGCATGGGGTCGACGGCGCCGCCTCCTCGGCGCGCTTCGAGGTGGAGGTGGGGGCCGGTGGTGTTGCCGGTGGCGCCGACGCGGCCGATCTGGTGGCCGCCGAGGACTCGGTCACCTCGACTCGTCATGATCTTCGACAGGTGGGCGTACAGAGAGTCCAGGCCGCCGCCGTGGGAAACCGTGATGTGGTTGCCATAGGGGCCGCCGCTGCCGACCACGCTGACGCGGCCATCGTCAACGGCTCGGACGGCGGTGCCGGTGGCTGCCGGGAAGTCGAGGCCGGTGTGACGGCCGGAGGACCACATGGAGCCCCGCACGCCGAAACGCGTGCCGTAGGGAGCGTCGACAGGCTTTTGCCAGATTCCTCCACCGCCTCCGCTGCTGCCGTCGAACATTGACGACACCGCGTTGACGATTTTGTTCTTCAGCCCTGAGATCATCTTCAGCGGGATCTTGCCGATGGCCGCGCCCCACTTACCCGCAGTCCCTACCCCTTTGCCGATCTTGTCGACGACAGGCTTGACCAGCTTCGTCCAGATCTTGCTGGGATTCGTCAGCAGGTCGGCGCCCGCCTTGGCCCAGTCGATGCCTTTGCCGACGACATCGGAGACGGTGTCCTTCGTCCAGTCCCAGGCACCACCGATCGGTCCCAGGACTCCACCCCGAGCCATCAGCTTCGTGCCCGCTGCCGCATGCAGGGCCTGCGCCCGGCTTCGGTACTTAGGGTCGGTGGGGATGACGAACTCGGGATACCTCGGGTTGCCCTCACCGACGATCGCGGTGGGCCGGTTGGTGACCATCGGCTTGGCAGGGCCAAAGCCGTCCCCGACAGTGCCGCCCGCGGCAAGGAGCTTCGGCGCGTCGGGCAGCTTCTTCAATCCGACGAATCCGGCGACCTTGTCCCAGACGGCCTTGATGCCCTTCGTGTACACCCACTTGATCACGAAGTTCACGGGTTCGGCTGTGATCTTCTTGATCTTGCCGAAGGCTTCAGCGATCGCGTCCTTCGCGGTCTCGAAGGCGTCACCGACAAGCCGCACCGCCCGCTTCACCTTGTCGAAGGCAGGCTTCAGACCCTTGCTGTACAGCCACGTCGCCCGGTCGGCGATCCACCCGAACGACGGCTTGATCGCGCTCCGGTATAGCCATGTCGCCGTACCGCCGATCCCCCGCAGCGCTGGCTTGACAGCCTTCTCGTGCAGCCACTTCCCGATCTGCGCCACAAACCGGAAAGCCGCGACGATACCGTCCATCGCAGGCTTCAGCGCCACCTGGTACAGCCAGCTGCCCGTCGAGGCGATGCCCTCGAACGCCGGCTTCAAGGCGGCGTCGTACAGCCACTTGCCCGCAGCTCCGATGGCGCGGAACGCCGGCCCTAGGGCCTTCTCCCACAGCCACGTTCCGACCGCTCCCGCCGCCTGGAAGGCAATGACGAGGGGCGCGATCAGGACCACCGCGATAATGCCGATAAGGATCCGCGCAGCGAGAGAGATCCCCTCAAAGGCGGGGCCGATGGCGTTCCGCCACAGCCACGTCGCGACTGCGCCGACGGCCCGCGCGGCCGTGATGATGCCGTCGAAGGCGGGCTTCAGGGCGTTGTTCCACGCCCAGGATGCCGCCGTCTGAATGCCGCTCCAGGCGGCCTGCACGCCGGTGCGGAACCAGGCGAACTTCTTGTAGGCGTAGACGACTGCCGCGACCAGCGCGACGATCGCGACGCCCAGCAGCACCACAGGGTTCGTGGACATCACCAGGTTGAAGGCGGCCATGGCGATGGTCCACAGCTTGGTCGCGATGTACGCGAGGTACATGCCCTGGATCAGCCATGGCAGCGTTTCAGCGATCGACGCCAGCCCGCGCGCCGCAGCGCCGAGGATCTCCAGGATCGGGCCTGAGAGCGGCGCCAGTGCCTTGCCCAGTTGATAGAACGCTGAGCTGATGTCCCCGAGCGCGCGGGCCATGATGGGCCCCTGCTCGGACGAGTAGGACAGGAAGTTCTCGAAGGCGGGGCTGCCTTTGAGGCTGGTGCCCCATGCCGCGAAGCGTCCAGTGATGGTCTGCATCCGCTTCGAGATGGAGTCCATGTGCGGCAGGAAGGCCTGGACGACGCCTGCCATGCCCTTGAAGATCCGGCCGAAGGAAACGCCCAGCCCGATGATCGCGGGCTCGGCCGAGCCCGCTAGATCCGCCTTGAACTCCTTCCACCACGGCGACTTGAAGCCGCGTGAGGCCCGATCCTGCAGCTCGACGATCGCGCGCGCCGCGGCCAGCACGAACGGCGTCAGGCCAGGCAGCGAGTTCTTCAACCCGATCAGGGCACGCGTGAAGATCGGCATCACCGCAGGCTGCAGCGACGCCGACCACTCCCGGAACGCGGTCCGCAGCGACTGGATCGCACGGAACGTACCGCGAGCCGCAGGGCTCATCTTGTCCAACGCGGCCTGGTACTTGGCCTGCGCGATGGCAGCCTGATCCATGCCCCCGGCCGCCGAAAGCGACGCGGAGGCGATCTGACGTTGCGCGGAGGCGATCGAATCCGCAGCCGACTCCTGCGCCGCCACGAGTGCGTCTTGAGCGCGCGCTACCGAGCGGGCGCCGGCCTCCTGCACCCGGGTGACGTTGCGCTGCGACTCGGCAACCTTCTCCTGCGCGGCAGCGATGTCCCGCTGCGACTGGACCTGCTGGCGTCCCGCTTCGGTGCGAGCTGTCGCGAGCGCCTTCTGCTGCGCGGCCACATCCCGGTCAGCGTCCGCCAGCCGCTGCTGCGCGGACTTGACCGTCTCGGAGCCTTCGACCCCGGCTCTGTCGGCCCGCGCCTTCTCTGCGGTGAGGTTCTTTGTCTCTTGCTTCTGCTCCTTGAGCCGCTGGACCGCCTGGTCGTAGGCGAGCTGGGCGCGCTGCTGCTCCACCAGGGACGCTGTGGCGCCCTTGGCCTGCACTGCGGCCAGGCGCTGGCGGGCCTCCTGCGCCGAGAGCGTGGCGTCCCGCTCGGACAGCTGCGCGTTGGTGAGCCGGTCGCCGAGCTCGGCAAGTTCTACGGCAGCATCACGGCGGGCCTGAGTGAGATCCTGCTGCGCCTGGCGTGCGGTGCGCTGCGCATCCGCCAGTGACTGCTCTGCCTGAGTGACGCGTTCGGCCGCGTCTCGCTGCCGGTCGGCGGCCTGCTGCACGGCATCGGCAAGCCCTTGACGGGCCTGCTTCACCTGCCCGGCGGCCTGCCGGTTTGCCTCGGCAGCCGACCGCACCGCATCTCCGACAGCCGTCTCGGCCTGCGTGATCTGGCGGGCCGCGTTCCGGTGCGCGGACGCCAGGTTCTGCTGTGCCGCAGCCATCTGCAGGGCCTGCGACGCTCCCTGGCCTGCTGCCTGGCCGCCCTTGATGGACGCCGTGGTGGCCGCGTCCTGCGCCGCCTTCTGCGCTTGCAGGGCCCCCGCGATGTCGATGAATGCAGGGACGGCGACGGCCGCGAGGGCGCCCACACCCGCACTCGCCGCGACAGCAGCAGACGCCACAGCGCCGATGCCGGCCGCGAGGACGGGGATGGCGGGCAGTACCGCGACGGCGCCGAGTGCCACCGTCAGCTGAAAGATCGCCGAGGTGGCCCCGGAGGTATCGACATCGACCCGCACCCGGTTGCCGTCGATGGCAGCCATTTCTGCGCGGACCGCGGCGAGCTGCGTCAGGGCCGCAGCCGTGTCTGCACGGACCTGCACATTGGGGTGCCGCGCCCCCAGGCGGGTGAGGTCCGCCTCGATCAGCTGGATCTGGGCCTTCGCCGCCGCGGCATCGATGTCGATACCGATCCGCTTGCTGGCAAGCCGCTCCATCCGAGCACGGAGCTCTTGGAGCTCCGCGTCGGCCTCGGACGTGTTGGCGTCGATGTCGATCTTCGGGAGCGACCGGAACGCTGCCTCCAGGCGCGTCTTCAGTGCGCGGGAGAACGCGCCGCCCGTCTCATCGCCCTGACGTACCGCTGCGGGGCGGGCGGTGCGGCCTCCCTGCGTGACGCCGTCCCGGATTGATGAGGAGATGCGGGAGGCGATCTGCTGCCCGATCTGCTCGCCGATCCGCAGCCCAATGTCGCCGACCTGACGCTGCATGGCCGGACCGAAGGAGCGTCCCGCCGCGTCACCGGCATCGGTGCCGGCCCGGGTAGCCGCGGGTACCAGGCTGGAGCGCAGCTGGCTGTAGATGCCGCGCGTGTTGGGGATGATGTCGACGTCGACGGAGCCGACGGTGATTGCGGCCACGGAGCCCCCTCTCCGCAGCGCTACTGGGCGCCCCCGTTGATCAACTGGAAGAGAGTGACGGCCTGCTCATTGCTGAGCTCCTGCTTGCCCCTAATGCCCTTTGCGCCGGGACGCCGGATCGGGTCAGGGGGATGCTGCTTCCGGCTGGAGTGGGTGGAGGCGTAGTAGTGAGCGAGCTGCCCCACTCGGTCGGCGAGCAGCGCAAGGATCTGCTCGGTCTGCGACCAGCGGCCCTTCTCCGGCTCGCCCTTCCTGGCCTGCTCGGCGAGCTCCTCATCCGTGAGCTCGTTACGGAGCGCCGTCATCGTGTGAGATTCCGGCGGCAGGTGCTGGATCAGCACCCGCAGCCACGACCACGTGCGGTGACCGGACAGAACATCGGTGATGTCGTAACCGCGGTCGATCAGATCGGCTCTTACCGCCTCCGCGTGCCCCTGCCAGAGCGCGAAGACCCACTGGACTTTCCCAGGTCGTCGCCGCCAGCACGGGCAGCAGCCTCCGCGAAGTGGCCGATGGCGTCCTGGTCAGGGTCGAGATCCTCATAGACCTCGATGTCCTCTTCGTGCAGCACGAGTTCCATGAAACCGTCGATGTCGCCCTGGCGCAGGCAGCGCAGCGCTGAGGCCCGCCACCGGTTGGCCGGCAGGGCGCGAACGTCCTTGGTGACGCCGTCGTATCCGGCCAGTGGCACGGTGACGTAGTCGTCGCCGACCTCGGCCTCCGTCTCCTGAGCGCGGGCGGCGTCAAGTTCCTTCTTCGTGGTGGACATGGCGCAGGCCTTTCGTCAGTGGCGCGGGCAAGGGAGGTAGGTGGGCGGACCGGGCCCGCGCCACGGTGTCGGTCCGCCCACCCGTTCAGGAACCCGTGTACGCGGGCGTGACGGGGATCTTGTCGACGTGGTAGACGGTGTTGCCCGCGTCGTCCGGATAGGTGGTGATCGTCCACTCGTAGCCGGACATCTCGTCCTGCTTGAACGTGACGTCACTGCGGTCGTTGATCTCGCCCTGGGGGACGTAGAAGCCCTTGTAGGACGTGCCGTCGATGACGAGAAACCAGAACGCGCGCCGGTCCGGCGAAGGGCTCGCGGTCTCGGCGTACTTCGTCAGTCCGTCACCGTCCGGCGCCAGCTCGGCGGCATCCAGCCGGTACTGGAGGGACTGCACCGCGACGCGGGAGGTCTCCCACACCGTCAGCCCGAACGTCCTCACGCTCTTGGTGATCTGCGTGCGGAACGGACTCGTGAGCCCCCACGGCGTGAACTCCTGGCTGTCCTCGTCGAAGCCGTAGGTCAGGCCGTCGTCCGAGATCGCGCCGAGCGGTTCCCACGGGGCGGTCGGCTGATCCAGCGGTGAATCCATCGCGCTCGTGCCCACCGGCGCCACCCAGCCCGCGCCGTTCGCTCCGACCAGCGCCAACTCTGAGGCGCGGGTGATGTTCACCATGAGATGTCTCCAGACATGGAAGAGCCCGCGCACGGGCGGGGAAAGGGTCCGGCGCGGGCCCGAAAGCCGGTCAGGAGACCGGGTGGCAGAAGATCTGATAGGTCGCCCCGACGCGGCGCAATGCCGTGTTCTCGTAGGGGCGGACAGCAGGGCGGGAGATCGTCGCGGTGCGGCCGATCACCGCCGAGGGCGATGTCGACGAGCGGACCTCGTGCAGGATCCACAGGTGGACCTCTCCTGCGAGAGCAAGAGCTGCACCGCGCGTAGTCGCGTAGACGTTGATGTCGACAAAGACCCTGTCGAGCCGGAACCCGTCGTCATCACCGCCAGCCATCTCGATCTGGATGGTGGGCAGCTCCTCGAGGAGCTTGTTGTCGAGTTCGTCCCGCACCACCGCGTCCGGCCAGCGGGCCGCAGCACGTCCGATGAGCTCCAGCTCCAGGTCGACGGGCACGCTCATCTGCGCCCTCCGACCTGTGCCGCCCTCAGCAGTACATGACGGGCGCGCACTCGTTCGGTGCCGTACTCCACCCAGCGGGCGTAGTACGCGCTGTTGGAGACGGTGGCCGTGGCACGATCACGGCGCCGACCGCCACGAGCCGTCGACGTCACCGACCACGACGCCCGGTACTGGCCGGGATGCGGGCCGCCCTCATCTACCGGCGACATGGAGACCGCCACGCTCTTGATGGTCTCGGCGCGACGCAGCATCTCCGCCTGCACGCCAGGCGACCGCAGCAACCGTCCCACGCCTTTCCGGGACATCCTGAAACGCGCGGGCATACCCTCAACTCCTCGACTGCTAGGGGGAAGCGTGGACGTCAAGGGCGTACAAGGCACGATCAGCTTCGACGGGGAATGGGTCACCATTACGAAGACGCCCATCGGTGCGCGGCCCGCTCCGGTGCGCATCCGCACCGCCGACGTCACCGGGACCCGCTTCAAGCCGGGCAGTCGCCTGTTCCACGGCTACGTGCAGTTCCTGCTCCCCGGCTCCCTCGCGGCGGGCGAGAAGAGCGGCGTCACGCACGGCGGACGGCCCCCATACGAGGACCCGCACAGCCTGTCCATCCCCTGCAAGAGCAACGACGCCACTGAGAAGCTCGTCGCGGCTGTCGAACAGGCCCGCAGCTAACCGGTCACCCGGTCCGCGGCGAACTGGACCGGACCGCGGAGCCCGGTGAAGGGGTTGCGGCCCCAGTCGCCGGGCTCACCCGTGATCTCGCAGCGGACGCCACGAATCACCGCGCCATCCGTTGTGCGCAACGGCATCCGTGGGTGGCCGGGCGGCGCGTACACCGTCCAGCCGACGATGACGGTGTCCCTCGCCTGCTGCTCCTCGCCACCGATCTGCGGGGTCTCCGCGCGCGGCGTCACCACACAGCCCGGCACATCGAACGACTGATCCGGCCCTGGCAGCGGCTGACCGCGCGGATCCCGGCCCGGGGAAGGGCCGGTACGCAGGATTCGCACCGTCTCCCCGAACGGGTACGGGCCCGGCATCTACACCCACCCCCAGCCGGGCTCATACTCCAGCGGCGGACCGTAGCCGTCGCCGACCGGGTAGGTCGGTGACGGATCCGCTGTGATCGGTGTCGAGTCAACGGTGAAGGCACCGCCACGGCCTGCCGCGCTCTTCAGCGCGGCCTTATCGGCCCGCGTCAGGTACAAGCCGCCCGAGCCGGACGGGCGCTGCACCGACATGGGGCCGATCGTCTCGTAACTGACGCTCTGCGGGTTGACGTAAGCCCGGCCGGCAGCCGAAAGAACCACTGCAGTGGCCTGCTCCGGCAGCGGCTTCACCACCGTCTCGCACAGGGCCACCGCCTGCTGAATCATCAGGTCTGCCCGGGCGCCGTCGATCTCAGGGAGCCCGAGGTACAGCCCGAGCTCCTCCGCTGTCGGTGCCACGAACGCCATGACGACCTCCTAGGCCAGGGCCTCCACGGCGTCACACCAGGTGGCCAGTTCGGCGGTCGGATCCAGCTCGGTAGACCGGGCTCTGGCCCGCTTCGACGCCAGCCGGTACTCGGCAGACGTGAGCAGCTTGCGCAGTACCGCCTCATAGCCGTCCAGGTCATTACGGTCGACGAAGACGCCCGCCTCCCCCAGCGACTCGCACAGACCAGGCGTCGGGTGAGCGACGACGGGGATGCCGGATGCGAGCGCCTCACAGCCCACGCGCCCCCACGACTCGTAGGACGATGGCATGAGCAGCACCTTCGTGCGGCCGTACACCTGCTCCCGCATCTGCTGCCCGTCCACATGCTCCAGGACTTCGACGTTCGGCAGAACGGGGAGGATCTGCTCACCGTAGGCGCCGCGCACCGCGAGGAACTGCTGATCCGGCATCCGGCGGGCCAAGACCTCCAGGACCCGGCCACCCTTCTCCACATTGCAGTTGATCAGCGTGATGGCCTTGCCCGGCTTCGTCGCGTACTCGCCGGCGAACACCGGTGGACGCACGACCAGTTCCTCACCCGGCCGCACGCTCTTCGGGTACTCGGCGAAGAAGAGCTCTGCCTCCGCCTGCATCCACTGCGAGTTGTAGACCGCGAGCGACGTGCCGCCCGCCGCCATATCCCTGAAGCTTTGGCGGTGCGTGTTGTGACAGACCACCACCATCGGGCGCCCATACCCGCGAGCCAGTGACGCCGTGGACGGCACGCACTCCAGATGCGACAGCAGGACATCCGCCCGCCGCACCGCCGTCGGAAAGTCCAGGCGGGCCTCCAGCGGCACGACCTGGATGCCCCGGTAGTCGTAGGGCTCAGAGGCTTTTCCGTACCGGGACAGCCACACCTGTACGTCGTGACCGCGCTCCACCAGCGGGCGCAGCATCGACACGAGCATGTGCTCGGCCCCCGCGTTGTGCTGCGGCGGCATCAAATGCACGCGGGCCACGATCCGCAGCAGCGCGGCCCCACCCATCAGGAGCCCGAGGGGGTGCCGGTGAACTTCACGAACGCCTCGGCGTCACCGAGGACGAACCCGTAGTACGCCTCCGCCAGGAGCAGCACCAGGTTCTCCTGGAACGCCGAGTGGACGCCGCCGTCCTCGTCGATGTACGTCGCCTCGCGACTGAGCTTGACGGTGATGTCCATGCCGACGCCGAACGCCGCCTGGGAGAAGTCGCCACCGATTGCCCGAAGCCCCGAGTCGGCGGAGGTGGACTGGCGGCGCAGCTTGCCGGACACGCTGCGGGAGTAGGCGATCGGCTCGCCGATCAGCTCGCCTTGCAGTGCCGCACCAGTGCCGGCGCCGGGCTGGCGGGTCGCCACGAACAGCGGCTCGCCTGTGGTGGACGTGGCGGCAAGGAGTTTCGGCTTCAGCCGGTTGTCGGCGACGGTACCGGTGTAGTCCCAGTCGTCGTCGATGACCTCCTCCATGCCGGAGACGAAGTCGCCCCAGATGCCGCCTTGGTTCTGGGCCGTCGTTCCCAGTGAGACCGCCTTCGACGTCATCGCGAAGTAGTCCTGGAAGGGACCGGCGCCCCCCTTCATGTTCTTGCCGTGGATGGTCGCCATGTCGAAAGCTCGCGCGAAAGCGGTAGGCAGATCGCGCTGGAGCTGGGTCCACAGGCCAGCCGCGTTGGAGTTCGCGACCTCCATGCTGACCGGGATCAGAACGGCGACCTTCTTGCCGCTCATCTGCTTGACCTCGACACCGCCGGAGCTCAGCGGCTTGCGACCACCCTCAGACACCCAGTCCGCGGTCGGCACGTCCAGCGGCACCGGAACCGCCGTGTTTGCCGTCATAGACAGCGGCACCCGCCGCGCCAGCGACATGACGGCGCTACCTTCGACGGACTTCTCGAAGATGGGGCCGACCAGCGTCTCCGGAAGGAAGATCGGGTCGACGGTAGACAGCTTGATCGGATTGGTCGCCATCGGGGACTACCTCTCTCAGTGGCCCCGTGCGAGGCCCTGCTTCATGAAGTCGGCGAACACAGCCGCCGGATCGTTGGGGGTGCGGTTGCCGTTGCCCGAGGAACCCTGCGTGCGGTCTGCTCGTGGGGCGCGCGGGGAGGTGTCGGCAGGCTTGGCGAGGTGCGGCTTGCGCTTGAGCAGGTCCGCCAGTTCGCGGTTGATGCCGTCCGTGTCGATGTCACCGTCGTCGCCGACGAAGGCGCCGAGGTCGAGGAAGGCGTGCGCGTCGTCCGGGTCGGCGAACTCGGCCGCCGCCAGGGCCCGCACCTCAGAGCGCACCGCACGCTGCTGAACCGAATTGATCCGGTCCTGTGCCGCGGTGAGCTGTTCGGTCAATCGCTCCTGCTCGGACTTCTGGGCGTCCTCCAGCTCCTTCGCCTTCCTGGCGAGGGGCTCCAGTTCGCCGGCCTTAGTGCGGTACTTGGCCGCTTCCCGGCGCAGCTTCTCGATCTCCTTGCGTGCGGCGTCCGGGTCTGTCCACGGATCCGTCTTCGCCTGCTCCGCCTCCGGGGCGGTCTCGGGCCGCTTCGGTTCCGTCTCGACCTGCTCGGTCTCCTCGTTTTCGGGCATGGTGACGTGGCCCTCCAGGGGCTGAGAGAGGCCGCCACCGGGACGGCCACGGGTTTACAGAGCGGGCATGTGCCCGTGCTCAATGAGCGCCCGCCGGAAGCGGGACAGTTGATCGCCCGAGTGCGGCGCGGCGAACTCCTTGTACAGCCGCTCCCACTCGCGCGCGTGATCGGACAGCTCGAAACGCTGTCCTCGGAACACCGGAACGATCCCGCAGTGGCAGTTGTCGTGGAACTTCACGACGCTCGCGTCTCCGGAGAACTTGCTGTCGATGTCGCGTCCAGCAGACCCGGCGTCCTTGTATCGCATCCCCCGGGTCGCCATGAGCTTGCAGAACGCACACGCGGCCAGGGCCGCCACTCGCGCGTATCCGAGGGCCTCACGGTCCCGCCGCACCGCCTCCCGGGCGGTACCTCGGCCCTGATCGGCGACAAGCTTCTGGACGACGGCCTCGGCCTTCTTCTCCGCCTGCACGAGCCTCACATCGAGTGGCTCGCGCTGAGCGTCCGTGGTTCGCGGATCCTCCGGATCCCGATCCCACAAGTCCTTCGTCGCCCACCGCAGCGAGGCATCGGCCTGCTCGCCAGGCGGCGGGTCCAGCAGCGGCACCGTGAAGCGGCCCGTCACCCGGGCCGCCACCCGCTGGGCGTCGTAGTAGTCAGCCGCCAGCGACGCGGAGGCGTCCCCGTACTGGCCGACCAGCGCGCGCACGGCAGCAATCCAGTCCGGCACCGACTCCTGCAGCCGCGACGGAATGATCAATCGCCGGAAGCCACGCATATCTCGCACCAGTAGCCGAGTCAGAGCCGACTGGGCCCGACGCTGCCGGGCCGCCGACTCGTCACCGTCAGAGACCGCCGTCGTCATCAGGTGCCTCCGGCGCCCGACCGCCGTCCGCCTGCGTCAACCGCTCCAGGAGCTGCTTGCCCCGAGCCCGGCGGCGCTCGGCATCCGCTCGCCGGCGCTGGTCTTCCGACAGGCCGACCAGCTCCAGGACGACATCGGAGTCCGGTGCCAGAATCTGCGCCTGCACCAACTTCACCGCGGCGTCGGTCTGCGCCGCGACGGTCGGAGTCGCCGGATTACGCCAGACGCATTCGATACGCCGCGACCTGTCCGGCGGTTCGCCGTCGCGGAACCAGAGCGCGAGCCGCATCGCATCGCGGTGCGTCGCCGAGAAGCGCCTGATGCGCCGTTCCGCCTTCTTGATCTGCCCGTTGTCCGCGAAGCGGATCGCATCCGCGCTCGCAGGGTTGTCGCTCGTATAGCCGAGCACGTGAGGAGCCACCGACAGCTGCGACGCCATGATCCGGGCGTACAGGTCGATGATCTTCGTCTGGCCGGACGGGTCATGCGCGGCGAACTGCCCCACCGTGGGCACTTCCCCGTTCTCGTCCCGCTCCAGTGCCAGCACCCGGCCGATGTAGGTCTCCCAAGCCGACTTGGCGTTGCCCTCGGCGTCCTGGAAGGCACTCTCCGACACCCCGAGGATGTACCGCTGCGGCGCCTGGAAGAACTCGGCACCCACCTCGATACCCATTAGGCGCCGACAAGCCGCATCCGTGATGGACATGACCTCAGGCGTGATCTCCGACTTGCCGATGCGGTCCGCGGTGCGCTGACGGTTCGCCATCCGCAGCACCGGCACCATGCCCAGGTTGTGGATATCCCGGTCAAAGACCTCCCAGCCGCCACGCGCTTCGGCGGCGTACACGGTTTGGTCTGGTAGGTACAGGGTGACGATCCGTACCTCGTCCTCGACCGACTCGCGCAGAGCCGCCGTCGCCAAACGAAGCCGGGCATCCCAGAACATCGTCATGTCCAACGGCGACTCGAACGTGATCAACGGCGGATCGCCCGCCTCGCCCGAGCCGACCGACACGTACTCACGGCCATAAGTCAGAGCGTCCAGATGCGCCAGACTCGCCTCGTCATACAGATCGTTCGACTCGGCGATCTCCTCCAGATCGGACGAGTCCGAGCCATCCGCCCAGCGGAACGCCTCCAGATCCAGGCGCTGCTCCAGCGACTCGACACCGATACGCGGCCAGCCAATCACCGTATGGAGGCCCTTGAGCTGTGGCGGAATCGAGATCCCCAGGTCACGGACGAGCTGCTCACCGTTGAAGTACGCGTCCAAGAGCTCCAGCTTGAACCGCTGCTCCAGCAGGTCCGTCCGCAGTGCCGTAAGCAGTTGCGTCTCGTCGCCCGACAGCGACAGAAGCGGCAGCTCGGGGATGGTCGCAGTCATCGAAGCACCACCACCCTCCCGGAGCGCGTCTTCTTCTTGCCCAGCCCCTTGGCCAGCGCGTCCACACGGCACTGCCAGGCGAGCACAGCCGCCACCGCAGCGTCGATCTTGCGAGGCGACTCCGGATGCTCCTTGGCGATCTGGATCCCGGAGCGTGATTCACGGCGCCGGGCATTCAGGATGTGCCTCGTCAGCACGCTCGATCCGTCATGCGTCAACTCACCGTCGACCACCGACGACCGGAACTTCTCCAGCGCCCGCACGATCAGGTTCGACCGGCCGCCCGTCATCCACCACTCGATCGGATGCTGAGTCGTCGCCTTTACCTTCAGCCGGCGCCCATGCCTGGCCTCCCATGTGGCAACGTGCGACTCCCACTTCGCGGGGTCCGCGTACATCCCCACCACCCGGTAGGCCTTGAACGCGTCCTCCACTGCGGCCAGCACCTCCACCGTCGGCACCTGCCAGTCCACACCGAACGGGCCGTCCGGTTGCTCCCAGCAACCCAGCAGGAACAGGTGCCCATCGCTCACCCGGCAACCAACGAACGCCGTCGCATCCGTCACCCCGCGCGAACGACGGCGAGATCCGTCGAAGCCGAGCACGATCTCCTCACCATCGCTCACCACCTTCTCGGCCGCCGCTACACCAGCCCACTCCAGCTGCGAAATCCACGAGTCCGAAGCGTGAGTGATCTGGTTGAGATAGAAACGCCTGGCGTCCTGCGGATGGGTCGCCGGATCCCACACCTCCGCAGCGATGCGCTCCAGATCCACCCAGCCGCCGGCCACATCAGCAGAGTCGCCGTACACGTACCGCAAGCCCGCCAGCAGCGACTCGCGGTCCGCCATGTCCGTTCCGGCATCCGCCTCGCGGTGGTCGTACAGCAGGCCATCATCCTTAGCCCGGCCCTCGGCGATCCGCTTCCAGTACTCCGCCGAGTCCTCCGCCACGCTGCCCTCGCCAGGAAGGTAAGCGTTCGGCGACTCGATCGAGCTGCCGTTCGTCTTGCCGAGGTTCCGGCGCAACGTGGCGGCCAGCTTCACGCCCCCGTTCGACGGCCGCCACTCCTCCGTCTGGTCCAGCACACAGAACACGGGCCTGTTGCCCTCACGGGACGTAGCCGCCGACGTCACGAACTCGATCCGCCCCTTCGGCAGGTTCACGAACGTATCCAGCGGCTCCAGGCCCGGATACTCGTCGACCGCTGGCCCCTCGCGGAGCATCTCCAGCAACGGCGCCCACGCATTCCGCGTCTGATCCTCACTCACCGCCGCCAGCTGCACCCACGGCGTTCGCAGGTCTCCCCACGGACGCCCGACGGGCTCGCCGTCTGCATCCCAGCCGTCCGGGACAACCGGGGCCAGCGCCTCAGCGCAAGCGATGGCGGCGAGCACCGGGCTTTTCCCCAGCCCTTCGGGCGGGACAGCACCCCGCGCCGATACCTCCTCCTGCCCGTGCGCGGATCGATCGCATAGAAGTTCAGGATGAACTGCGCCTGCTCCCGCGTCAGCACGAGCGGCTCGAAGTCCGTGCGGTCTGGAGCGGCAAGCATCTCGCCCATCCAGTCCAGAACCGCGTAGCCGAGCGTTGGCAACTCTCCCGGATAGCTAGGACCCCGCCACGGCATCGCCACCCCCAGGGAGAACCTTGAGATCCGCGTACCGCTGCTTCGACGAGCCGGCGGAAGAGCGCTTCGAGTCCGCCTCGTCGGCCTGGGCGAACTGCATCCGCAGCCGGGCCCGGTCCTCCGGGGTGGCGCCGAACTTGGCGACCCGCAACCGCAACTCGGCCGCTGCGGACATCTCCCCCGACCACAGCCGGGCGTGAACCACGGCCGTGTCGAGCAGGAAGTCCCAGTCGGTCGATGAGAAGTGCTCCGCCTGAGGCGACGCCTTCCACATCTCCCACCAGTCCAGCGTGCGGGCCGGCCACGAGTGCTCAACCAACTCGCCGTCTTTCATCACCTGGAGCGTGGGCAGCTCGGGGGGTTCGGCCTGCTCGAAGCGCAGCAGGGTCTGCGGGACCGGATCCTTGTTGGCCCTCGCCCGGCGGGCTGAGTCCTTGGGCTGCGGTCCACGGCCAGCCATGGCGACCACCACCCTTCAAGATCCAAAGTCCCCAGTCCCGTAGCCACAGACGCCGCGTATACGGCTCCGATCCCTGGAGATCGCGGGGAGGGGGTATCCCCCCGGGTCAGCCGCACCAACGTCCGAAGTCGATCTCCTCTGTCTTGATCGCAGCGGCTGCGAGGGCTCGCGCGCGTGGATCTTGAGACGTCGCAGCGATGACCTTGAGCACGTCGCAGTGAAGAGCGTCTTCGAGTCCATGAGCTCGCTCGTCATCGGTCACGACTTTGGCGATCTCTTTGACACGGTCTTGTACGAGGGAGACGTCCATATCTGCCTCCCTCTGCGCCCTACCGCCTGCGCCTGCCGGCGTTGCCCCTGCTTCCCGTCGCCACGCCCGTGCTGCGTATGTGGAGGAGCTGGCGTGTGCACCTGACCCAGTCGCCGGGTGTGCCCCATCGGATGCGGCTTGCTCCAGCTCCGCTGGACCAGTACCTGCGCAGCGTGGAGGCGTTGCCTCGGCTTCCTCGTCCTCTGCTGGCCACGTGGATCACTCCTCGGGCTGCGTGTCCTCAGGGTCGACGCGGGTGATGGTGGCGCCCGTCTGTGCGGGTACGGCGATGCAGGCTCCGTGCTGGTCGGAGAGGACTGCCCAGCCATGGTCGATGGCGAGGCTGAGGTGCTCGTCCTCGACGAGTACATCCTCGCCTTGCCCCTTCGGATACTGGATCAAGAAGGTGGGCACGTGCTCACCTCAGTCCGGGATGCTGCTCGGGCGGACGCTGCCGCGTGGGCCGGCTTGCCGCCTTTGCAGCGGCTGCTCCTTCGCGGGCGCTCTTCTGGTCGTGGCACGGCCCGCACACGCCTTGCAACCCGGTGTCGCTGTGGTCGTCGGTCTTGGCCACGATGTGGTCGCAGTGGGTCGAGGGTCGCACGCCGCACAGCTTGCAGATCGGGTCGCGTTCGAGGATGCGGGCCCGGATCTTCGCCCAGCCGGACGGCAGCCGTGCCTTGCGGTCCGAGCCCTGCCAACCGCCGCTCATGGCTGATTAGCAGGGATCTGAACGGTCTCTTCGAAGATCAGCACGCCCCGGGCTCCGAGATGCTCGCGCATCCCCTCCCAGTCGTTGGGCTTCATGATCAGCTCCCCGTCAGGACCGGTCTCGGCTTCGTCGATCACGAGAACCCATGGCGTCACCATGTCGTCGCCGCGGTGTTCGGTGGGGAGTTCGAGTATCTGCAAGCGGGCCATGGGCGCGGGCCTTCCGTGTCGTAGCGGTCAGGTGCGACGGCTCCACCACCACACGCCGAGCGTTTCGCCCCGCATCGACTGGACCTTCCCGCCGAGTTCGGCGAGGACGGAGTCCATGTCCTCGGCATCCCAGTGGTGGACGTGCTCCTCGTGCGGGTTGCCGTCGACTTCGCCCTGTGGCGCTTCGACGATCGGCAGCGAGACGAGCATGTTCCACGCCCCGGCAGTCTCGATGGTCTCCAGGAGGTTGACGGCGCTGCCGCGTGGCATGTGCTCCAGGACATCGCCAAGGATGACGAGGTCTCGGTGAAAGAGGTGGTCCTCGCTCTCGCGGACGTCTTCGACGTGGATCTCGTCGTACATCTTCCGGGCCTTGGTCGTCTTCAGCCCGTACTTGCGGATGTACGGCTTGTGGATCTCGATCGCCGTCCACCACACGCCCTCGTGCACGGGCCTGAACAGGCGCGCATAGGTGCCTTCACCGGGCCCGACGTCGGTCACCGTGTTCGGTAGGTGGAAGCGGAACCGTTCGAGGGACCAGTCCTTGCCCTCGATGATGCTGGTGGGCATGACGGTCTCCTCGAACTATGCGGCCTCGGGCCGGTAGATGGCAGCGCGGGCGGGCAGAGGCGGGGTTGCTCCAGGGGCGAGGAGCTGTCCGGTCCATTCGTCCCGCTCGGCCTTGGGCAACTGGTGCACGTCGTAGCGCACGTTGCCCCGGCCGGCGCCGTAGCGCTGGATACGGCCTTCGTGTGCCCACCGCCGGATGGTGACTCCGGGTCGCCCGGACCAGTAGGCGGCAGCGGCTTCGTTGACGAGCGCGGGGACGGCCATGGGCACCTCCGGGCAGCACAAAGGCCGCCGATTTCTCGGCGGCCTCAAGAGTCACAAAGGTCCAGTGAGACACACGTTACGTTCGCCCTGGTCCACTCGTCAACTAACGCCCCGCAGGCCGCACGTGGCAGTAGTGCCAGTCCGCGTCTTGGTGCGGCGCGACACCCCACATGCGGAGCACGTAGCGCGCCCCGCCGAGCTCCTGCTCGCCTGCTGGCCTGCCGTGCTCTCCGGTCGGCACAGTGACCTCCTGGCCGTCGAAAGGCCCGCCCTCAATCCCCACGGTCATCATGCGGGGATCAACGGCGGGCCGGGCGGGGCGGTTACGCAGCGGTCGGTATGGCGCCGCCACAAGTGTCGGCGTGATCCTCGGCCCAGCGGGCCTGGCGCAGGGTGACGGCCTCGGTGTCGGACGCGTCGGGAATCTCCTCGACGAGCGTGTGGCCGTGCGGGCAACGCGCGACAGCCACCACAGACAGGCTGACCGTTGACCTCTCCCCCACTAGGCGGGCACCAACAGGGAGTTCGACCGGGGCGGGCATCGTGACGGGCACGGGGGCCTCCTTCAGAGACGGGTGGAGCTGCGGCCCCACCAGCGGTTGATGTTGGTGACGTTGTAGGTGTCGCCGCCGTGCTTGCCCCCGAAGCGGGTGGCCAGGAGCAGCAGGGCAAGGACAAGGACCGCGCTGGAACCACTGAATGCGGCGATGCCCGCGGCGGCTTGGCCGAAGCCCCAGCCGATGCCAGCACCCGCGGCGCCAGCTCCGACGCCCGCGCCGCACAGACGGGCCGCGATTGGGTCGATGAGCGGCTGCGGGGTGAGGTCACGGGGCGGAGCAGGCTGCACGGCTTCAGGGGCCTGGGACTTGCGCATGGGGACCATCTCGCCGTAGGCGGACGGCACCCAAACGATCGGGTCACGTTCCGCGCGCAGCTCGACGAGACTGTCGTAGGTCTGGGGGTTCCGCTGCCCGGACGGGGCGGCGTAACGCTGGTACCGCTCAGGCAGCGGACTGGACATGACGGCCGGTCTCCTTGGTCAGTCGAGGAGGTGCTGAGGGAAGGGCTGGTTCTGCACGTTGCGGATGTCGGGGTCGATGAACCAGTGGATGGGGAAATACGGGAGCTGCAGTTCGAGGGCGATAACGGCCCGGTGGTGGCCCTCGTAGACGAAGACGAAGCCGTCCCGCTCGCGTACACCCAGGAGCAGGGGTTCGCGGATGCCGTCCTGTGGAGCCGAGGCCCGCAACTGGTCGAGGATCCTCCGGTCACGCCTGTGGCGTTCGTGGTAGCGGCGGGCGCCAGCCCAGGTGGCGAACTCGGCGGGGCGGATCTGGCGGTCGTTGAGGTAGGCGGTGCGCATACGGCCGCGCCAGCGCGTTGGGGAGGCGCTGGCGGTCACGGCTCTCCGGCGTTGTCGTAGTCGGCTGTCAGAGCGTCGACGGTGCGCTTGTCGTTGATGCGCTCCACGACGGGCGCCAGATCGAGGCTGATCTTCAGACGGAGGGGTGTGGCCCGCTTCACGTCCCACTGCCCGTTCGCGTCGGGCGCGAGGGTCTCAATATGCGAGTCGATCAGCTTCTCGGCGGCGGAGAGAAGCTTCTCCGCGTCATAGACGGTGTCGGCCGTCCATTCGTAGCGGGGCGGGTCGAAGACCATGCTGGGCTCCTTCAGTTTATGTAGGTTTGTCCTAACTGACAGCAGAGAGGTGTCAGAAGGGGGTGTCAGTGGGGTGTCAGCTCGCGCGCGCACGCGCATTGACCTAAGGCGGGGCGGGGTGTCAGCGGTTCTGACACCCCCGCTGACACCTTGATCCACTGCCGACAGGCGTCAGTCGGGTGTCACCGCAGGTCAGAAGCGTCAGTCGATGTGGGCCATCGTCGGGTAGAGCAGCCGGTAGGTGCCCGGCTCGTCGGTCTCCTCCAGGTGCCTGCCTTCGTCGGCGAGCTCGGTGAGTGCCTCCGACAGCCAGGCCCTGGAACGGCCGTAGCGACCCGCCTTACCGTGCGGCTGGAAGTGCCGCGGCCCGACCTTGGTCAGGCCCTGCTCGCGGAACTCGTCCAGCATCATGTGCAGTTCGGCCTCAGCCTCCGCGCGCGTCTTCCCCTTCTGCGGCTCCGCCGGCTTCCCGAACTGCCACACCTGGTCGGCGGGGACGGGCTCGAGCGGCTGCTCGGCGTCGACTTCCGGCTCGGGGCCGCCCTCGTCACCCGGCACCAGCGCGTCGATCTCGCGGGCGACCTGACGGTCGAGCAGGGCCTCCTCCTCTCGCTCCTCGTCGTCCTTGGTCATGACGGTCTCCTTGGTGTCGATGCTGGTCAGGGACTGGCCGGGCAGGTAGATCTTGCGGTTGGCGTAGGCCTCACCTGCGGCCATGGTCGTGGTGGGCCCGGCGGGGGTAGGCGTGTAGAAGCGCTCCAGGACGGCGCGGATGTCGTCGTCGGTGATCGGGTTCCAGGTGCGGGCCTTCATGGCGTACCGCTCCTCGTCGACACCGGGCGCGACGAGGTAGTTGTAGCCGGGCTTACGGTTCTCCCACGCTTCCGGGCGGGCGCCGGCGTCGCGTACATCGTCCGGGAGCGCCATGTCGGCGGTGGTGGAGCCTTTCACGCCGAAGCAGAAGGCCCCGCCGAGCTGTTCACGCACGTCAGTAGGCATGGACGTCGCCGACGGCCGCTGCTGGCTGACGATGACGCTGCCGCCTGCGGAGCGCAGGGCTTCGACGACGGCTTCAAGTTCGGCGCCGTCCCGGAAGAACTTCGCGGACTCCTCGATCCACACGATCAGGTAGGGCATGCCCAGCTTGTCGTAGGCCTCCGGCGTCCAGTTCTTGAAGCCGTGACGTCCAAGTTCGTCGGCGCGGGCTGTGATGACCTGCGGCAGCGCGTCGATCATGGCGTTGCCGCCGGGCATCGTCATCTCCACCCAGTCCAGGTAGGGCAGAAGTGGGCCGAGGGTCTGCATGCCCTTCGCCGCATCGATCGCCCACACGATGGCGTCACGCCTGGTCAGGGCCTCAATGATGGCCCACGTCATGCCGGTCGACTTGGCGGAGCCGTTCATGCCGGTCACGGAGAAGTGCGTGGCGTTGCGGCGCGCCTTCTCGTCGGCGGGGAACCAGAACTGCTCAGTCTCCCCGTCCTCATAGATGCCGACCTGCACCGGCTCTGTGATCGAGGCACCCGGCGCGGACGGGCCCGGGTAGGGGGCACCTTCGGTGAGCATGTCCTTGGGGATGAACACGAACTCGCCCTCGGCGGCGTTCTCGGGGTCCGGCACGATGCGGATGCTGTTAGGGGAAATTCCCAGCTCACCGGCAATGTTGTTGATCCGGTTGCCGAGGTCAGCGTTGGTCAGCTCGCCGCCGGCCAGCTTGTAGGCGGCAGTCACCTTGTTCGGCTCGACCTTCGGCTCGCCCTTCAGCGCGGCCTTGGCCTTGCCCAGGGACTTGACCAGCAGCCCCGTCTCACTGGCAGCCTGCTCGCGCTCGCCGACGTCCGGGTTGACGCGCAGGATCTGCCTCATGTTCCAGCCGCCCGCCGCCACCATCCCGCCGATCGCCCATGTCGAGGCGAGGAAGGGGTCCAGCGGATCGGTGACAGTCGCGATGACGAGGTAGGACGTGCCGACCGCAGTGGACAAGGTGGCGTGCAGTCGGCGCGGCTTCGATGTGCCCTCCCCCGCCCACCATGTCGTCGCGGTCAGCACACCCGCCCCCACCGTCAAGGCCGCGCCGGCGAGGGGCGACCCGCCCCACATGGCGTGCATGCCGACAGCGGCAGGCATCGAGGCGGCCGTGGCCAGCCATGGGCGCATACGAGGGTGCTTGAGGGCCTTGTAGAGATCAGCCTTAGGGGTGTCAGCCACGGTGTCAGCTCCGATGTCAGAACGCTGTCAGTGCAGGTGGGAGGGGTGTCAGCGGATCTGGGCCGCGACGAGCAGATAGAGGCCGAAGAGGACGACGGCGGAGGTGAAACCGTCGCGGACAGGGACGCAGTACTCGTGGCGGAGCCACAGTGCGTACAGGCCTGCCGCGACGGCCGCGACCACGAGATCGATCACCAGGACTTCCAGGCGCTGTTGCTGCGCTGCCGCCCGCCCTGGCGGGGCTCGCCGCGGCGGCGCCCGCTGCTGATCTGCGCCAGCTCGGCCTCGAACTCGCGGGTGAACGACGACCACAGGGCAGCGGACTGCTTCGCGATCAGCTTCTCGGCAGCGGCGATCCGCTTCAGATGCCGGGACACACGGCGCGCCCGCGCCCTGGAGCCCGACAGCGACCCGTGCACGTCGGGAATGTTCCGCAGCGCCGACTCCAGCGTCTCGGCATCCAGCGCCCGCTCCACCGCGCGGGGCCGGGCCTGCTTACGCAGCGACTCGCAATACGCGCGGATGTCCTCATCGCTCGTGAACCCCGACCCCGGGGTGGCCCGGTGGCCGCCTCCCCCGCCACCGGCCGCCCCTTGTACGACGGTGGTCTTGTTGATGCTGAAAGTCAGCGGGGGCAGTGACACATCGGGGGCGAGGTTAACCTTGCCGATCTCCACCTTGGTGTTGCGGGAGGGGCGGTTCTGCCGGTTCCGTCGAGCCCGCTCATTGCGGCGGAGCTCCGCCGCATCTGCGACGCGACGGCCGTGGACCCAGGTAGCGTGCCCGGGTGAACCCAGAGTCGGCGGATAGTTCGGCCGCGGCGGAACATTCGGAACGTTCTGCCCCGCGTGCGCGGAACCGTTGGTGATGGCCATCAGACGGTGCTCCTGTCGAGAGAAACGGAACTACGGGGCTCGCGGCCAACAGCCGCGGTATCGGTGCGCTCGCCCGCTTGGGAGAGTGCGGCAGTGCGGACCTTCCGTCCGTAGCGGTCGCTGGTGCCAAGCTTCTTGCCGATGTCGGCCCCGGACAGGTCCGGATCGGCGTCCAGCCAGCGGAGGGCGGTACGGACGTGTTTGTCGAATGCGGTGCTCTTGCTGTTGGGGCTGGTCTTGCGGCGTGTCCGCCGTGCCGGTTCCGGGGTGCCCTGTGGTTCCGGCCCCGGGCCTGGATCCGGCACGGCTTGTAGTTCCGGGCGTGGTTCCGCCCCGGCCGGAACCTGGCGGCGGTCGCGGTCCGGAACCGGAACGAGGACGACCCGGGCCGGAACTGGTTCCGCCCCCGGACCGCTTTCCGGTTCCGCCTCGAACGGCGACAGCAGGGCGATAGTCGAGAGAGATCCGGCGGATCGCCGGGCCGCCAACTGGCGCAGCAGAACATCCCGCTGCACCGGGTCGGTACCGGCTCCGGAGCGTGCGACGGCAGCGGCCAAACGGCGCCTGCCCCAGCTACGGAGATTCCCCCGGGAGGCGAGGCGCACCGCGCGGACGGTCGCCCGGTCCCGGGTGATCTGTTCCGCCGTGCGGTCCCTCGTCGCCAGACCCAGGCGCGACAGCAGTCGCTCCCTGAGCTCGCGGGCAATGATTGCCGGCAGGCTAGACGAGAGGGCGCCAGGCTTGGCGTGCCACAGCTCCAGTCCCATCGCCATGTGCCACAGCACTGCGGCCAGAACCGGACCAACCACTGCGCGCACCGTGCCGCCCAGCACGCCGGACTCGGTGTAGGCGGGAATGACCTGCACCAGGGTGACGGCCCATACGAGCAAGCCCGGCGTGCCTGGAGTGCCGCGCTCCCGCAGGTTCTGCCGCGCCATAAGCGCACAGGCGAAGAGCGCGAGTTCAGCGGCGGCGAACATAGCTGCACGTTCCAACGTCTCGGTCATTCCGAGCCTGTGCTCGGCGAACCGCCAGGAGGTGTCGGCCGAATAGGCGGTGCAAGCGCCCGCGGCGAGGGAGGCGACCAGGACCGCCACGGGCGGACGCCTGCGGTCCTTCCGGGAACGGCGACGCAGGCCGAACCAACTCAAAGCCAGCACGGTCAAACCCGCGAGCACCAACCACTGCTCCCGCGCCATCGTTGCCAGATCCCCGGCGCTCACCATGACCGCCTGACTGCGTAGCCTCGGCCCCGCGCAAGAGAGAGTAGGGAGGCGGCGAACGCGATACCCAGCACGGCGGTGCCGGCGGAGGCGGTCAGCAGCCAGACGACGGCGGCCAGTACGACCGGGACTGCTTGCGGGCAGGTGATGACGAAGGCGACACCAAAGATCCAGGCGAGAACGGCGGCTGGCCGCGTGTCGTGGGTGCGCATGAGAAGTCCTCTCGAAGTAGAGGTGGGCCTCAGATTTCCGGTCAGCGCTTGGTGCCGCCGTGCCAGCGGGACACCTTCGCGGCCTTCTCGTTGGCGATGCCGTTCAGCCGCTGGTACTCGGGCGTCTCGTCGCGGATCCCGGCCTTTTCCTCACGTCGCTGGTTGGCGTGCAGAGCGGCGTCCGCTGCCTTCAGCTCGGCGATCGCGGCCTTCTCCTCGGGCGACTTGCTGAACAGGCCCATGACGGGGTCCCTTCTGGGCCGGGGCTGTCCCGGCTCCCCTCACCGCCCGTGTGTGTCGGGCGGATCGGGCAGCCGGTCAGCGGCGGCGCGCGGCGCGGATCTCGGCGTCCGTGGCGCCGGCCTCCCGGGCGTCGTGCACTTCGGCCTGCGCCTGCTGGAGGGCGTTCCGCGCCTGCCGCGAGTTGCGACCGTGCGTATTGATCGCCTTGGTGGCGGCCTCGACAGCGGAGACGACATCGCGGAGGGCGGCCGACTTGGCGGCCGACTTGCCAGACTTGTTGAACAGGCTCATGAGGAGTCCTCTCTCAATGGGATCGGGGGGTGGTGCGTGCCCCGGCCTGCGGTGAGGCGGCGGCCCGGGGTCGGCCTGACCGGGGCTGGGCGGTCAGGCCGCCGCTGGCGTATGCAGGCCCCGCAGCTCCGCCATCAGCGACGGCTCATCGGGGTGATCGGCGTCCAAGTCCATCGCCGCGAACGCCAACTCCAAGGCGCGGTCGAAGTCCTCGTCGTGGCGGGCCTTGCGGTACTCGGCCAGAAACGCGACACGGGTCTGCTCAGACATGGGAGTCCTTTCAGGGACGCACAAAGGGAAGTGGGAGCCGTGGCGGCGGGGTGGAGGGGAGCCGAAACACCCGCCACCACGGCGAACAGGGGGTAGTGCAGCCAGAGCCGGGCAGTGCAGATCAGCAGCTGCGGTGCGGCAGGCCGGCGGTGATGCGGGCATGCGCCACGGCGATGAGGTTCTGCGCGATCAACGAGTAGGACTGGCTCATCTGCGCCCCGTGCTCACTGTTCGCCACGGCGTGGTCGATGGCCAGACTCGTGTACTCGGCCGACAACTCCAGCAACTCGCTAGCGTTCATGTCGGCAAGGCGGGCGGCGCCGCTGGTGACAGTCATTGCAGAGGTGTCCCTTCAACTTGGGTGACTGAGGAAGACGGTGCTGGTGGGCCACCGGCCCGGACAGAAGCGGGGGGGACCGTGATGGCGGAGGCCGGGGGGAACGTCATCCCCGCCACCACGGCGATCAGGGGGTTAGCGAGTCGGGTGCTCGCTGCGGTGGTTCACATCGCGGAGGCGGCGCAAAAGCCGCTCCCAGTCAGCGGAAGTCACGACGACAACCCCGCGGAGCGGACGATCACCAGGAAGGAATCCGACGGATAGTCGTAGACGACCTCCGCCGCGACACCCTCCGCACGGCGCTGAGCGGCGAACTCCTCCGCCGGCCGGGAGCCACGCGGGTTACCGGCCGAGACACGGTGCAGAACCGTGCGCGGCTGGCGGACGTAGGAGGCGGCCTGGTGGGCGGCCACATCGGCGGGGCTCAGGGCGGGGGCGGTCGGGGCGCTCATGATTGCGCCTCGCCCATGTGCGTGATCAGGTCTCGTACCGCAGCCAGACGCTCGTGCGGGTCCTGACCTGCGGGGACGACGATGGTGCGACCGTCACCCTCGGTAGGGTCGTGGACGGCCTTGATGCGGTCCCGGAGCTTCGGGTCGAGGGCGGCGGTGTCCCACTCCTCGACGTGCAGCCGGTTCTCCGCGAGGAGCGATCGCAGCGACTCGCGGGCCTCCTGCTCGTCCGCCAGGCGCTCGATCTCGGCGAGACGGGCACGGGCCGACGCGATCATGCGGCGGAGGTGGGTCGAGGTGACCTCGGCGAGGTCAGACAGTTGCGGATCAGAGCTGGCGATCAGGGCCAGCTCACCGGTGTCCGCATCGGCCATGACCTCGGCATCGAGGACCAGGCTTACAGCGCGCACCGGGCAATACGCTACGTTGGCGTTAGCCATCAGGGTCTCCCTAGCAGGTACCTGATTGGTCAGGGCCGGTGCGTGCGCGATGTAGGAGTCGCAAGCGTCCGGCCCGTTTTCATTTGTGGAGCGTCGTCCGCGGACTGGGTCCGGTAGGAGTGGACGACTGACAGCGATCTAAAGTCGAGACTTGAGAGCCGCTGTGTAGAAACGTAGAGGCTCGGCGTCGGCCCGTCAACCCAACTCGCAGTATCGAACGGGTTCTTGAGGAGTCGCAGGTCGACCTTTACGCTCCCTACATGACCGACTCCCTCGACAAGGCTCTCGCTCCCCTGGCAACCCACATCCGGGCGATCGACGACTACCCGACGCGGTACCAGGAGATTGAGGCCGCCGAGGAGCGGTTCCGGGCGCTTAAGCGGCTCCTGCTGCAGGAGACCGCCCTGGGGCTGCGCGCCGAGGGAAAGAAGTGGAAGGAGATCGGCGCGATCATGGGCGGCGTCACGTACCAGCGCGCCTTCCAGATCGGTCACGGTGAATGAGTGGCGGTTCATGGGATCGAGTCAACGCTTACTCGGACGCGCAGCCCATGAAGCGACCGTGCACCCGCATGCAGTGATCACGCAGCGGACATGCAGGCAGCATGCAGGTCCAGCGAAATAGCCCCCACGATCTTCGGGCGGGGAGCCGATAGTGGATGTCACCCAGTGGACCGGACGGCACGCGTGCTGGCTCCAGGACGCGTTCGAAGACACGCAGGAGGAGTTCGCGGGACGCCTTGGCGTCTCCGTGCGCAGCGTCGCTTCCTGGCACAAGTCGCCGGACATGGTCCCCAAGCTGGAGACCAGACGGATTTTGAACACGGCACTCGAAAGGGCAGGTGATGCGGTGCGTCGGCGGTTCATCCACTACACGCGCGTCCACGTCGAACGCGTCCAGGCGCAGGCTCTGCGCGTGGCGATCGCCGTGGTCCGTCGTGGCGACGAGGTCCTCCTCGTCTGCCGCCAGGACGGCGACGAGATCAGCTGGCAATTCCCAGCCGGCATCGTGAAACCCGGCGGCTCGGCGGCGAAGGTCGCGGTCCGCGAGACCCTCGATGAGACCGGGGTCCACTGCACCGTCCGCGAACATCTGGGTGAACGCCTGCACCCTGTGACCAGGGCTTACTGCGACTACTACGTATGCGACTGGCTTCACGGCGAGGCGATCAACGGTGATGAGTCCGAGAACGCCGCCGTGGCTTGGGCGCCGATACGGGACCTCGCCCGGTACATCCCGACCGACCGCATCTATCCGCCGATCTTGAACGCCTTGGAGGCGACAGCGTGAGCGAGACCAGCACCGAGAAGCCCGGCATCAGCGCAGCCATCATCGTCCAGGACGGCCGTGTCCTCATGGTCCGCCGGGCTGTGAAGGAGGGCGAGTTGATGTGGCAGTTCCCCGCCGGCGCAATCGAGGACGGCGAGACCGCCGAGGAGGCCGCAGTGCGCGAGACGCTCGAAGAGACCGGCCTGAAGGTCGAGGCGATCAAGCTCCTCGGAGAGCGCGTCCACCCCAAGACGGGACGGCTCATGTCGTACACCGCCGCCGAGGTCTTGGACGGTGAGGCGCGCGTCGCGGATGACGAGGAACTCGACGCCGTCGCGTGGGTGGCTCACTCCGAGATCAACGAATACGTCCCCTACGGTCTGTTCGAGCCGGTGCAGGAGTACCTCGACCACGCACTGCCGCAGGAGGTCTGAGTGAGCGAGCGCACCGCGCTGTACCGCCTCTACGACGTTGCCAACCGACTGCTGTACATAGGGATCGCCAAAGATCCAGAGGTCCGCTGGCGGGGGCACGCGGATTCACCCACATCACCGTGGTGGCCTCAAGTGGAGCGCAAGGAATTCGAGTGGTTCCCATCCCGGGAAGCCGCTGATGAAGCCGAGACGGTCGCCATCGCGACTGAGCAGCCGCTACACAACCGCGCCAAGGTCGCGATGCACCGTAGGCCGAGCTACGGGTTCTGGGGAATCCGGTCGCAAGAAATCAACCGAGCCAGGGCGAACCAGATTCCCCTGTCGCAGCAGGTAGCTAACGTTCTGCGGGCCGACATCACGGAGGGGCGGATCCGGCCCGGCGATCAGATGCCTAGCGGTCGAATGTTGTTTCGTCGATTCGGCGTCACCGAGAACACGTGCTATCTAGCGCTGCGGAGACTCGCCGATGAGGGACTCTGCTTTCAACCACGCCCGCGAGGTCGCTTTGTCTGTACGGACCCGACCGCAGGGGCACAGCCCTCGACTCACGCACCGTCACCGATTCCCGTAGGCGACGAAAGCCTGGTCTACCGAACCTTCCGCTTCGCCGTGAACCATCCAGCCAAGGGTGCGGCTCAGATTCGCTCCAAGATGTCAGACGAACAGTGGTCCGCCTTCGTAGCTGCCGTCGCAGAGATCGACGGCCAACCCCGCGCTGCCTGACCCGCCCCTCCCCCGTCGCCCCCGCCTGTTCAGGGCGGGGGCGTCGTGCTGTCTAGCTGCCGGTTGCCGGCTGCTCGCCGTCGCCCTAGTCGGCTTGGGCCCGGTCGTCGATGGTGATGCGGACTGGGGTTCCGGGGTCGCCGCTGTGTGGCCTGTCGATGATCGCCTGTACGGCCTGCGTAATTTTGCTTTGGATGTGGTCGGCGATGGCCCGGGTGACGGGGCTGTTTGTGTCGTGGGTGGTGTGGGCAAGGCTGGTGATGGCGGCGACGAGGCTTGGTCCGGAGAGGCGGACTTGTACGAATCCGTCGTCGTCTTTGACGGCGCCGGGGATGTGGAAGTGCTCGGCGTTTCCGGCGACTTGGACGAGGAATGCCCAGGTGTCTCGGTGGGCTTCGAGGGTGGCGTGGGCTACGCCGGCTGCGGCTGTCAGGATGGCGTCGCTTGGCAGGTGGTTGTCGTAGTCGGCGGGTTCGGTGAAGTCGACTACGCGCTCGTCGTCCGTCTGGCGCACGGGCTCCGGAACTGGCGGTGGGGGTGGCGGAGGCGGTGCGGCCTGGGCGACGGCCGGCGGCGCCTGTTCGGGGCGCGCCTTCAGATGGCTGTCAAGGCTGCTGATGCCGCTGCGGATGGCGCCGAGTTCGGTGCTGATGCGGGTGAGCGGGTCGCCGATCGTGTCGCGCGCGCGGTCCAGCCCGTCACGGATCACGGTCCGGTTTTCGGTTAGGCCAGTGGTCAGGGCGGCGGTGGTGCCCTGCCGGATCTGGTCGATGGCGAGTTGCTGGTCGGCGGCTTGCTGCTTCAGTGCGGCTAAGTCGGTGCTGATCTGCCGCAGTTGGTCGAGTACCTGCCGCAGCAGGTTCGCGTTGTCGTTGCCGAAGATCGCCACATGCCCCCCTGGTCGTCGACTGACGTGGCCAGAGTGGGGGCTTGATCGGCATGTCGACAAGCGCGCGCACCGGTCGCCGGAGGCGCGTTCCCGGCGCTCGTGGCACCGTCCGCTTCTGTTCGACGGTTTCGCCGCGGGCTTCGCCTCGATGCCCCCGTCGCCTCTGCCGGTTTCACGGCGGCGCCGCCTTGAGGTGTCGGCCGTTGCATTCCGGCCAGCTTCCGCCCGAGGGGACAGTGGAACGAAAAGGGCACCAATGGGACGAGGTGGAATGGTCAGCCCGGGGCAAGGGCCGGTATCTCATCGCCCCAGTAGCAGCTCAACCCAGGGGCCAGATTTCCCTCGGTTTACTATTCCGCACAGGTCAGAAGCATGGCAGGGGCCACCGTGGCGACCGTGAATACTGCGTCTTTCGCCACGTTCGACGGTTCCAAATATTGCCGTGGGGTTTGTGGCTGGTCTTCGGTGGTCGTAGCGTTCGACTGCACGGAGGCAGCACCGATGCCGCCTCGGTTATGCCAACTGGGGTGGCATGTCGAAGGGGCTTCCGAAGCGGGGGGCCGGGGGCAAGGATTTGGAGGGTCGACCCGAAGGCCGATCCCAATCCGCGTCGGCCGCCGCACATCTGCAGACCACTGAGGAACCCCTAGAAATTTTAGGGGTCACGGTCGGTTGCCTGGTCCAGCGTGGGAGCCCTCGCACGCCGATGCTGCTGGGTGTTTCACCTTCAGCCGTCAGATCCGTGACCGACTAGGAGGACAGCCATTTTCAGCCAACCTAGAACACACCTGAGGTACATGAGTGAATGCATTTACGCAATAAATCCACCCTCCCGAATTAGGGAAATGGGAGGTCAGGGTTTTCCCTATAGGGCAGATGGCGCTCTGACCTGCGCTTACGACCCTTATAAATTGCCCCCTGGGTGGCGCTGAATATGATCCATGCCAGATGCTCCCCCTGGTTGAATTGCCATCGCTCCAGCTCGCCCGACTTTCTGACAGTTGGCCAGAAGGTAGACCCCCGCCTCCACAAGAGGGAACTCATCATGTGCTTAGCGTCGCCATCACACCGGACCGTTACGGGGTGCTCAGCTCCTCCCCTTCCCGTCCCGCGCTTGGGGCTGACCGCCCGTCGCGGGTGCCGCCTGGCTGGCCTCCGACTCACGTGAGTCGGTGGTGCGAACCAGCCACGTTTGGAGCCCGTTTTGTGCAGATACAGAGCCTAGCCCCTTGGCTGGTGTGATCCCGTAGCGCAAGAGAGGGTCACGCACGCATGGGAAACCATGCAGGTGACTGCCCACCTGCCGTATTCGTTCGCAGAGGGGCATCTGAGCGGCGGCTACGGTCCAACAGCAGACTGTGTACACCACGTCCGCGGGAGCCGAATCTGATCGCCTACAGCCTCGGCCGGATCGCATCGCTGTTAGCTTCACCGGAACACGAAACGGCCGGGGTGTGCAACCACCCCGGCCGTCCCAAACAGCTAGCGCTAACTAGCTGCTCACCAAGCCCCAACCGTCAAGAAAGGACTCTGTTATGGAGTCTACGCACAACCCGCAGTCCGGCTTACAGTCAAGCTGCGAGCCGACGGAGTATCTGCTCGATGCTCCGCTCCCCCAGCTGCTGGCGGAGTACGGCGTCGACCTGTATGACTCGTCGATCACGGACCGCGGGTTCCTGGGCGCCTTCGTGGAGGACCGGGACGGCCGGCGTGCGTTGTCGATGCCGCGGGGCCGGTCGGAGTTCGAGCGGGATACGGCGGCGCGGATGCTGCTGGCGGAGGGGTTGGGGCTTGAGGCTCCGCCGCTGCCGGTGCCGTTGAAGGTTGTCCGCTCCTGATCACGCCCTCCTCGATGCCCCTGTCAGTGCTCCGGCGGGGGCGTCGCGCCGCCATGCGAGGGCTCCTCAGGACGGGCATCCTTGAGGCTCTTGTGGCGCACTAGGTGCCGCGCGAGGAAAGGGGTGGGAGTGGAAGGCTTCTTCGAGGGGCTCGAGAAGGCGATCGACGAGCGGAACTGGCATGCGACGCTGGTCATGGCGCTGACGCTGCCGGACATTTGCGTGAAGGGCAGCGACCTCGAAAGGAGGACCTCGAGGTCCCGTTACGCGGAGTGGTTCGAGACCTATGTGGCGCCGGCGTACACCCGCTACGTCGGGGCTCCTGGCCGCGGGGAGGAGGTCACGTTCCTGTCGGGCAAGGACTGCTATGCGCTTCGCTGTTCCATGCTCCACGAGGGCAGTGACGACACGACCGCCCATGAGGTGCGCGAGGCGCTCGACCGTTTCCATTTCTGCATCCCGGGTGAGCGCGGTAACAGCATGCACATGAACATGTGCGACAGGTCGTTGAACCTCATGGTGGACGTGTTCGCCCGCGACGTGCTGGCCGGTGCCCGCGCGTGGTGGGCGTCTCTGCCGGATGGAGAAAAGGCAGCCGTTCGGGCGCACCAGATCACCTTTCATGACACAGATGGCGACATCCAGTTCGGGTGACATCGGCGAGGGCGGGCGTCGTTTGCGTCCAGAGGCCGGGCGGTACCTCCAGGGCTGGCTGGATGCCCTTGTGCCGCCGACCGCCACCGCCCCGCAAACCGTCGTGCGGAGCGCATGCAGCAGCGCCCCGGTCCGCGTGTGCGGGCCGGGGCGCTGTGGTGTCTCAGTCTGCGAAGGGGTGGGTGAGCCTGACGATGGTGACGCATCGGGCAGGATCGTCGATGACGACTGCGACGATGAGGGGGCCTAGGCCTGCGGATCGCATGCGGACCGGGTCGGGGATGTCTAGCCCGAGGGCGCCGGTGGCCTGGTCGGGATCCGCTTGGAGCCGTTCGAAGAAGGTGATGAGCTCGGCTTGGTCGGCCACGTGGAGCGTCGCGATCTGGCGCCGGATGTCGCGTGGGACGACTAGCTCGTATGTCACGCTGCGCTATTTTGCCGCTTCTGTGTGTTGGCGCGCAGCTCGTTGAGGAAATCTTGGGTACCGCCGTCGTCCGCGTACTGGGGCGGGAGCTCCCCGCCGTGCTGCTTGGCGTACTCAAGGATCGAGTTCAGGTCGGGCGCGACCTCATCTCGCCAGTGTTCGACGAAGCGCTGCCAGCGGGCGAGAACCTCGGGAAGCTCGGGGAGCGGGGTGAGGTTGACTTCGCGGAGGAACGTCTGCCGGGTGTCGGCTGCGGGGATCGCGTGGGCGATCGCGTCGATGGTCCACGGCTGGTCGCTCATGCCGTCCTCCCGGCTGGGGATTCACGGATCGTGATTCTCGGTTGACATTAGTATGGCACCGCCCGTCCGGGCGGGTGGGCGG